CTTGGAAACCTTGAGAACCTTGTGAACCTGTATTACCTTGTGCTCCTGTTCTTCCTTGGAATCCTTGTGAACCTGTAGATCCTTGACTACCAGTGGATCCTTGAGAACCTGTACTTCCTTGGAAACCTTGAGAACCTTGAGAACCTGTACTTCCTTGGAAACCTTGAGAACCTTGCGAACCTGTACTTCCTTGGAAACCTTGTGAACCTTGTGATCCTGTAGTTCCTTGAGAACCTGTATTTCCTTGAGAACCTGTATTTCCTTGAGAACCTGTATTTCCTTGTGTCCCTGTAGATCCTTGTGAACCTGTAGATCCTTGACTACCAGTGGATCCTTGAGAACCTGTATTTCCTTGTGATCCTGTAGATCCTTGACTACCAGTATTTCCTTGGGAACCTGTAGATCCTTGAGATCCAGTGTTTCCTTGTGACCCTGTATTACCCTGAGAACCAGTGTTTCCTTGTGACCCTGTGCTACCTTGAGAACCAGTGCTTCCTTGAGACCCTGTGTTTCCTTGTGACCCTGTGCTTCCCTGAGACCCTGTGTTTCCTTGAGAACCAGTGCTTCCTTGAGACCCTGTGTTTCCTTGTGACCCTGTGTTTCCTTGAGAACCTGTGCTTCCCTGAGATCCGGTGCTTCCTTGAGAACCCGTGCTACCTTGAGAACCCGTGCTTCCTTGAGAACCTGTGCTTCCCTGAGATCCTGTAGAACCTTGAGACCCTGTGCTACCTTGAGAACCAGTGCTTCCTTGAGACCCTGTGTTTCCTTGTGACCCTGTGTTTCCTTGAGAACCTGTGCTTCCCTGAGATCCAGTGCTTCCCTGAGAACCTGTACTTCCCTGAGATCCTGTACTTCCTTGTGACCCTGTGTTTCCTTGAGAACCTGTGCTACCTTGAGAACCAGTGCTTCCTTGAGACCCTGTGTTTCCTTGTGACCCTGTGTTTCCTTGAGAACCTGTGCTTCCTTGGAAACCTGTAGCACCTTGAGAACCAGTGCTTCCTTGAGAACCAGTGCTTCCCTGAGAACCCGTGCTTCCCTGAGATCCAGTGCTTCCTTGGAAACCTGTAGCACCTTGAGAACCTGTGCTTCCTTGTGATCCTGTGCGTCCCTGAGAACCTGTAGCACCTTGAGAACCCGTGCTTCCTTGAGAACCTGTGCTACCATGAGACCCTGTGATTCCTTGTGACCCTGTGTTTCCCTGAGATCCAGTGCTTCCTTGGAAACCTGTAGCACCTTGAGAACCTGTGTTACCCTGAGTTCCTGTAGAACCTTGTGACCCTGTGTTTCCTTGAGAACCTGTGCTTCCCTGAGATCCTGTGCTTCCTTGGAAACCTGTGCTTCCCTGAGAGCCTGTAGAACCTTGAGACCCTGTGTTACCCTGAGATCCTGTAGAACCTTGAGACCCCGTGTTTCCTTGTGACCCTGTGCTTCCCTGAGATCCAGTACTTCCCTGAGATCCAGTGCTTCCTTGGAATCCAGTAGGACCTTGAGAACCTGTGCTTCCTTGTGACCCTGTGCTTCCCTGAGAACCTGTACTTCCCTGAGAACCCGTGCTTCCCTGAGAACCCGTGCTTCCCTGAGAACCCGTGCTTCCTTGTGACCCTATGCTTCCTTGGAAACCTGTAGAACCTTGAGAACCAGTGCTTCCTTGGAAACCAGTGCTTCCTTGGAAACCTGTGCTTCCCTGAGATCCTGTGCTACCCTGAGACCCAGTGCTTCCTTGGAATCCAGTAGCACCTTGAAATCCTGTAGAACCTTGAGACCCTGTGTTTCCTTGAGAACCTGTGCTTCCCTGAGATCCTGTGCTTCCTTGGAAACCTGTAGCACCTTGAGAACCCGTGCTTCCTTGAGAACCCGTGCTTCCTTGAGAACCCGTGCTTCCTTGAGAACCCGTGCTACCTTGAGAACCCGTGCTACCTTGAGAACCCGTGATTCCCTGTGATCCTGTGCTTCCCTGAGACCCTGTGCTTCCTTGTAACCCTGTGCTTCCCTGCGATCCAGTGCTTCCTTGGAAACCTGTGCTTCCTTGTAACCCTGTGCTTCCTTGAAAACCTGTGTTTCCCTGCGTTCCAGTGCTTCCTTGTGACCCAGTGCTTCCTTGGAATCCAGTGCTTCCTTGGAATCCTGTGCTTCCTTGGAATCCTGTGCTTCCTTGGAATCCTGTGCTTCCTTGAGAACCTGTTACACCTTGTGACCCTGTGCTTCCCTGCGATCCAGTGCTTCCTTGGAAACCTGTACTTCCCTGTGATCCTGTGATTCCATGAGAACCTGTAGATCCTTGGAATCCTGTTGTGCCTTGAGACCCTGTCGTTCCCTGAGACCCTGTGTTTCCTTGTGACCCAGTTCTTCCTTGGAATCCAGTGCTTCCTTGGAATCCTGTGCTTCCTTGAGAACCTGTAGAACCTTGAGAACCAGCACTACCTTGTGAACCTGTGCTACCCTGAGATCCAGTGCTTCCTTGGAATCCTGTAGCACCTTGAGAACCTGTAGAACCTTGAGAACCTGTAGCACCTTGAGAACCTGTAGAACCTTGAGAACCTGTGCTTCCTTGAGAACCTGTAGAACCTTGCGAACCAATACTTCCTTGGAATCCTTGGAAACCTTGAGAACCTGTGTTACCTTGCGAACCTGTACTTCCTTTGAATCCTTGAGAACCTGTAACTCCTTGTGGTCCTGAAACCCCTTGTGTTCCTGTTACTCCAATATCTCCAGCACGCGCAAATGAAATAACTATATCATCACTTGGATTAAATGTATAACCGCTATCCGCAACAAATATTAATGGAACACCATAATTACCTGTTGTAGGACCTGGAAATACAGGGAGATACACTACAACATCTCCACTTATTTGATAGTCTACAAATTTATTAACATCACCATTTACCGTTATTCTTAAACTACCTTTAATATTATTTGTACTTGCACTTAAATTGGTTAACCAAGTTGGTATCAAATTTCCAAATATATCAGTTCCTGATATAAGAAGTTCAGTTGTTGTAGCATTTGTTAAACCACCTATAAAATGAGATGTTCCAGGTGCAGGAGTAAATGGTGGTGGAGGAAAAACTGAAGATGTATAACTTCCAAAATCATACAACATCGAATCTCCTCCAAAATTACCAAGTAGACCTGTTGCTCCTTGGAATCCTGTAACACCTTGTAATCCTGTCTCTCCTTGGAATCCTCTACCAGTTGCTCCCTGAACTCCAGTTGCTCCCTGAACTCCAGTTGCTCCGTGAATGCCTGTATTACCTTGGAATCCTGCACCAGTTGCTCCTCTAGGTCCAGTTGCACCAGTTGGTCCCTGTGAACCGGTTGTCCCACTTCCTCCTCCTCCATGACAATTACAAGAACATTGAGAATATGGAATACAATCTGGACACGCTCCATCATCTGGTTCAGGTTCTGGTTCACAACAACATTTATCGTATGACTGACATTCGGGACATTGATTATCATAAAATGGTTCTGGTGGACAAGGGTCATGACAGGAGCAGCATTTTCCAAACTTAGAAGCAGCTAAACCATTAATGGTTTGTACATTTAAATTTGTTATTGTGGCATTTATACTTGTTATATTATTTGCATTGATACTACTCATACTATTATAATAATATAATTTAAAAATTTTAATAGTTTGTATTGTTAAATTATATTTTAAAAATTAATAAAACTTCTAAAATTTATGGTATTGGAAAAGGTCTTTCGTATTTTGGTATTGCTTGGGGAACAGGCATAATAACTGGTTTAGATTTAAATACATTTGCCGTCTGTAAACATTTTAATTCTGGTGTTAAAGGAGGAGCAGGATTAACAAGATTTGTGGAATTAATTCCCCATAAAAATGATTCTATATCTGCTGGATTATATGATAAAGTATACCATGGTAACTGACCAGGATTTAATCCATTACCTGGTAATCTTGTATCATAAGCGTATCCATTTGCTCCATTTTTATATAATTGCCAAGATTCAATTCCAACATTTTGTCTTTGATCTAAACAATAATTTCCAGGAGTATTTTTATTGCGTGTTGATGCCATTTATATAATATTATAAAAGAATAATATATAAATTTATATTTAATTTACTCGAAAACTATTTTTCAATAAATCAACAGAATGTTTTCTAAGTTCAACTAACAACTCATCATCAATTATTCCGACCTCAATTTGCTGACATACACATTTATGCGTTATATAAAATAAATGTTGACTAAATAAACTAATTAAAATTAATTGTCGGAGACTTTCATGTTTTTCAGAAGCAATTTTTTCATCTTTTAGAAATTGATTGGAACTTAAATTCTCTATTTCATTTATAGTTTCTTTAAATTTATCATTTTTCATCATAATATCGTATACATAAATCATTCCTTTATCAATTTTATCATCGGTTAAATCTTCTGCTCCAAAAACAGACAATAATTCGTCTCTATAAAGTTTATTACATATATCAATAACGTCATCGCTAGAATATTTATGCTCTTCATCAGAACTTTCATTAAACTCCGGGACATATTCCTGTAGATTTTTAACTTTTAATTTATGTAAGAGTTCATCTTCAATATCGTTATATTTAACCTTAAATATAGTATTATACATTAATACTATATTTGTCTTGTTTTTACATTGATATACTAACAAAATATATTCGTAAATAATATATTTAATTTTGAACTTAAAGGGCTTTAAGTTGTTTTAGAAAATATATTATTTTATGGCATTGCTTGACCAGCAGTATGAGTTGTGTAAAAATCACGATCTCTCGTTAATTCACGAGATGGTACACCTCCTCTAATCCAACCTTCAGATGCCATTCCTTCAATCATTAAACTTGGATTTTGAATATTTTGTTTTACCTCTGGAATTAAAGGAGTTGTATGATATTTTAGATAACTTTTTTCTGTTAATCGGGTTACACTACGTTTGTTAGTTATTGCTTCACCTTGTTGTATTTGGGATTCTAAAATTGGGTCTACTGAACCTCTTCCTAAAAATGGAACTGTTGCAAATGGTCTTCCAAATAAATCAATTCGGGACTTTGGATGTGTTTGAATTCCACCAATTAATAGATTTGAACTATCATCAACATTACATCCACCTGCTCCCATTCCAAAACCACCTGAATAATTAATACATGGTTGAGTTACTGCTAAAGCTTTCGCATTTTTCATTGAACAATCTTGAGCAAAATAATTTTGAAGCGTATAACTACATGCTTGTGAATTTTGAATTGAATTTTGATCTATACAGCAAGAGTCATTGCCAATTCTTGACATACCATTAAATGTAAAATCTGAGACGTAAGCCATTTTATATATATTACTACAATAATTTTTTTCTTAAAATATATATAAAATTTTTTAAATAAGAATATATCTGTAATTGTCTTGTACTCTTGCGAATGCTCCATCTGGACCTGAACTCTTTCCTGATGGCATATTACCATATAAATATTCAGCATAAGCACCTTGATCATTTGTAACTCTTGTATTTGGCATTGAATAAAACTGCATCATTGAATTGTCTAAATCATAATTATCTTTTAAATCTCCATATAACTGTTTGTTAGTATTAATTATTCCAGGATTTAGCATTTGGGTTTGTTTTTTCACTGCCTTATCAATATCATCATAAACATCGGGATTAAAACTTGGAGGAGCTGCTAATCTATTTGGGTCATCGTTTATATCAGTTAATAATACATTTCCAAATGGATTTTTCTTAGTTGTTGGATGAAAATTTGAACGCAATACGCTTTTGAGTGTTACCGGATCTGTTAACATTGGAGATGGCGATAAAGCAGATGGTTGCATAGAAGGATTAACTGAAAAACCTTCTTTCTTAATTAAAGAACTAACAAGACTTTGTTTTCTTAATTTGTAAAGTGTAAATATTATTGCTAATGTTACTATTCCTATTATAATTAAATTCCAATTTCTTGTAAAAATAAATCCTAAAAGAGACATAACTATTACTATTCTACTTATTGCGTTTAATTTGGCTTCAAATGTCATTTGTTGAGTTGGCCAAACTTGTAGAATACTTTCTTTATTAAATAATATTGTGGGATCATTGGACCAAAATGGAGTTGTCATTATATATTATATAGAATTTTAAAAAAATTGATTTACTTATATTTACTTTCTTAAATTGTATAATTAAATCAATATGTCACAACTTAAAGGAAACACAGTTTTTATGGTATTATATAATTATGCCGATTGCGACTACTCAATCGTAAAAATTATGGAAAATATTGATGATGCGTACAAGTATATATGTATACAAGAATCTAATGAGCATGATAAACCCGAATCATTTCACATGATTGATGTAAGTAAAGTCCAAGATATTGAAAATAAATTTGTTGATGAATATTTAAATATTTGTTATATTTCATCAGGAAAATATAATAAATTTAAATTATGTAATTACTGTTCTGTTTCAAATTATGCTATTATTCCTATGGTAATTAGTTAAAAATTGTTACTACTTTCTATTATACGATTAAATTATTTCTTACCCTTCTTCTTTCCCTTTTTATTATTTGTATTTGGTGTTGGTGGTTTTGCTCCTCTTGGAGTTTTTTCTACTTTTTCTCCTGTACTAAAGATCTTTAAAATTTCTTCATCATGTATTTTTTGTTGAGCATCAGACATATTACAAAATGCCGTAGATGCTTGTTCTTTTGCCTTTGCGTTTGCGTTTGCTTCAACCTTTGCTCTAATTCTTTCTTTCATTTTAGCGGTCTTCATATTTCTATTCAATTGAGCTTCCATTGCTCCCATATTAATTTTAGCTCCTTTTCCTAAACCTGGAATACCCATTTGAGAAAACATCTTTTGCATGTCACCCATTCCTGGCATATTTTTCATTTTATTCAATAATTCCATTCCTTCTTCCATTAATTCCGATTCTTTGATTTCACCAGATTTTATCTTCTCATCAATTTTGCTGCCAATATTTTTAACCATATTCATCATTTTTCCTGGATTTTTGAATAATTTTTGAAATACATCCTTTGCGTCGCCAGTATTATCCATATCTAAATTTAAGTCTTTTGCGGTTTCTTCTGCTAATTCTAAAGCTAATTTTCCTAATTTACCACCCATCATTGAATTAATGTGTTCATGAAGTTGTTCGGCATTTGGTATATTTTCCATATTAATACCGCTAAAAGATGCATCCATACCATTTAGTGGAGATCCACTAGCATCAAATAAATTTTGCATTCCTTCTATTGTTTCTTCTAATTTCTTTTTTAATTCTTCTTCATTAATAGCTTCAAATAATTTGGCAGTATCTCCTAATTCTGAACTACTATGTACTGTTCCAATAACAGAGAATAAGATTAGTTGTAAATACTTCCACATAGTTTCTTTAGTGTTATCACTAATCTCAAGATTCCAAAGTTGTTTAAATACAATACCAGGTAAAAACTCTGTATTAACTTCAGACTCTTCCTTAAAAATCTCATCATTTTTATAAAGAACATCAAAGAAACGTTCTGGAAATCTGTTAACACAATGTCTAAATACAAATAAAGTTTCTTTTTTTCTTGATTCTTCTACATTATCTGATGGTCTATTCCACCATCTAGTTATAATACCAGAATATTCTGGAAAAGTTATTAATATATCTGATGTAAAATCATTAATAATCTTATAAAACTCTTCTGGCGGATTTAAATCTTCTACAGATTTTGGTTTTTCGGACATTATTATAAAGTTAGTAAAAGAAATATATTTAAATCAAACTAATTTAAATATATTATTTTTAGTAATTAGATTTATCAATTACTGTTTCCTTAATGACATTTTAATAATTTTCTCTGTCTCTTCTTTAGTTAGTCCTTTATCTTGTCCAATAGTTATTATACTTTTTTGTAATTCAACATCTTGTTTAAGTAATTCATAAAACATTTGGTTAGTTATTTTAATGTCTTTGGTTTCTTCCATAGATTTATTGGTATAGTTAGAATTAATAAACGTACATATTTTTTATGTTTCCATAATCCTGAATTAGTAAAATATGTTTTACCACATTCACAGTCAAATGTTAAAATTTTTTTATGAAAAACTAATTGTGTATCGTTTTTGGTTAGATTTCCACTCTTATTGATAAAATGTTTTTTGGTAGATATATGTCTGTTCCAATCACAATTATAAGTTCATTTGAAGTGACAATCAGAACATATAAAATTGTGGTCGTTTTTTCCGTCAACTTTTATTTCCTCTATTTCCAAATAATACTAAAATATTTAATCTTTAAGTTTTAAAAAATATTTGTATTAAATAAAATTAATATTGATTATCATCAGATTTATTTATAATAGTTTCCTTTACAATATTTCTAATTATTCTTGTATAGTTTTTGTTAGTTTCTTCTTCAGTACAACCTGACATTGCCTCACTAACAATCTTCAAATATTTATCATTTTCCTTTGAGCTTGAGTCTTTATATTCTGGATGTATTTTTGTCCATTCGCTTATTTGTTTCATATTTTTATTTGCTACATGTTTAATCGCATATGTTAGTATTGGTTTATCTTGTGTCTCTTTATTCCATTCATTATTATTTTTAATATACAATGTTTCTCTTTTCACATCAGAACAGTGGATAGGTCTATCACTAATATTCATTTGTTTTAGCCCATTAATAAATATTTTAGATATTCCTTCAGCATAACCCAATCTCCCAGTTTCTTCAAGCTCTTTGATTCCAACTTGTAACTGACCAACAAAGTCCATTATATTCATAGCATTTTTACACGTTTCGTTCAAGAAAAAATTAAGGTTAAAATTATTAGTATTAATATTATTATTATTATTACCTGCTTTCTTAGCCAATTCAGACATTGCTTTACTTTGTTCTATCATTAATTGTTTAAACTCTGAATTTTCCTTAATAAGTTCTGTATTTTGTTTTAGTATTTGTAAAATAAAATTTTTATCAGTAACATCGTTATCAGTAGGCTCATTATTATTTTGTTCAATAGTAGTATTAGTTATATTGTTTTTTGAACATTTTTTTTTGTGTCTCCATAATCCAGAGTTGTCTTTGTATTCTTTTCCGCAATTTAAACAAGTATAATTGGGGTAATTGGGGTAATTTTGGGTAAGATTTATTGACAAATTTGTATTTTGATTGCGATTATGTTTTATGCTGTTAGTATGTCTTATATAGTCTTTTTTATTACACGTATGAAAGTCACATTTTTCACAATTAAATTTATGGGTTTTTTTTGGGGTAAAATTATTGCTAAACATTGATATATATTGACAAATAAAATATTTTTAACTTTTTTTTCCAAAAAATATTAAAAAATATAGTAACACTTTTTTTTCTAAAAAAAATGAAAATAAGAGCATTCTCGTCACAAGACTCCACGAAGAGGGTCTTTTTCAAAACTTTTTTGGGATTTTCATTTTTGGACATTTTTTTTTGTCCATTTTCGAAAACCTAATTTACTTTTTGGAAAATTTTTGTGAACATTATTTTCGGCAATATTTTAATTACATTTTTGTTACCATTTCTCGTCTATGATTATAAAAAATATATGATATTATCATTTTTCAATGTCAAGATGCTGAATTCTATTTACTATCTTCAAATAATTATCTTTTATTTTTTGTTTATATCTAGCATATGGACCACAATCACTTTCACTTATTCTCATAACAAAAGCAGATTCCAACTTTATTTCGCCACTTCTCAATTCTTTTTTCGCAAACTTTAAACATTTACCTAGATCCGGAGAATTATCATATTTTGATTGAACAAAGTGAACACAATCTAAACAACTTGGATATCCAAGGTTTCTAACATACTGTAAACTAACAACAGTTGGAATTGAACTTTTTGAATGATTATGTATATAGCGTGAAAAAAGTGTCTTACAAAAATATTTATTTACTCTTACAAACATATAAATTTATAATAGTATAGCTTTATATGTATTTATTATAATTAATCGCTATAATTAGTATTACGTCTAAATTCTCTAGTAATTGGATGAACAGGACGAGCATAAAATGCAACAGTTTGCCTGGTATTTCCATATCTTTGTAACAAAGTCTCATCATATCTTGGTTCCATAGCCGGCGCTAATTCTCCACCTTCCTTACCTGTATCAACAAGTTCGATATCATATCTTTGATTAATATCTTTGATTAATATTTAAATTAGGAATTATATTAATACTATTTTTTTTTAAATAACATAATCCTGAATTCTGATATTATATATATATAATAGCGGAGCCTATACCAGACCCTGGTAATAATGTTATAATATATTCAGTAATATAATATGATATATTATAATATTTATAAATAAACTTGAATGGAAACTTTGATAAATATTATATATAAAAATATAAAATAAGATTAACAATAATCAAGACCAAATACTAGATGATTATTAGGCACCGTATAATTTATTGGTGAAGAAGCAGGTCTGCACCAGCCATTAAGAATGATAAAAATATTTTATTATCATTTTCTCTAATTTTATCTAATTGTTTATTTAATTTTATCTAATTGTTTATTTAATTCTTGTTCGGACATATTAATACATTTTTTACAAATGCTTTTATAACAGTGATTATCAATATATATACACTTAATGTCCTCTCTAGTTTGAGCAGCAAAAATTTTACATCCACATGGTAATGACTTATTGTAAAATATACACATTATATAATGTATGTAATATATATTTAATATTTTGTATAATAATAATTATTGAGGAACTAACATGGCAAGTTTAGATAAGTTCTGAATATATTTCATAGTTTTAGCTTGGTTTTCAGGAGACATTTCTTTAACAGGATTTCTAAGACGATCGATAGATTCCATAATTTTGTCAGCATTATCGTTTCTAGCTAAATCAGAAGAATAATCTTTAGATAAGAAGAAATTAATGTCACCATCTTCAATTTGTTTTTTATAAGGAGTATAAACATATTTAATCCAGATTCTAACTAACAATTTAGGATTAGCCTTTCTGATAGCAAGGAGAGCATTTTTAGCTGTAAGTATATCGGCATCATTAGGAAAAACACTTTGAACATCATTTACAAATTCGGCAAAATGATCATTAAAAACGGTAACTAAGTTAGTAGTCATTTGGTTTCTATTTTAAATATGTATTTTTCTTTAAATGATATTTTACGCAAAATATTATTTAAAAAGAAATATCAAAATCTAACAATTGTTCTAAATATTTGTTAGTTTCATTATATCCGCCAATAAATTTATTATTATCAAATACAATTGGAAACATTTTATATTCTTTACCAATTAATGTTCGTATAAATGCTAAAAATTCTTGTTTATATTCTAAAAGAAATTCATCACAATCAATAATATTAAAAGCCATACTTTTATCTTTTAATAAAGTTTTAACTTTAGTACAATTAATACATCCGCTTTTGCTGTAGACAGTAATTTGCTCTTTTTCGGGATAAGGAAATTCCATAATTATATATATAATTAATAAGTATTTAAATACTTATTTATAACTTATATTTGCTAACTCTTCCTCTCTTCGCCTTTGTAATGCTTCAACACTCATCTCACCTTCCTTTAGTTTATCTGTCTTATATTCAAAATCATCTTGAGGTAATTTCATTGATAAATTCATTGAGTCATTTAAGGTTACATAATTATGCATTTGTCTTAATCCTCCATCACCTTTAACACTTAATTCTGAATCACTCTGATCAAGAAAACTATAATTATCTGAAACTATTCCACCACTAAAACCTCCAAAAGAACCAAATCCATCTTGAAAAGTCATAGGCTCCATATTATTTTTTGTCGCTTGTTGTACTTGTTGTGCTACTTGTGGCTTTAAATGTTTATATATATCATCTCCATAAATTACTTTATAATTTTGATTTAATAATAATAGAGCAGGAACTCGGGTAACATTCTCTGGCATAAGTAATTTTTGACCTGTTTGTAATATTATAAAAACTTTACCATTAGAATCCTTTACACGTTTATCAATACATACAAAATGAATGTTATTTACATTCTGTGTTTTACTTACAGTCTGTAATAGTTTTTTTGATGGTTCGCAGAAATTGCTATAGTATAAAATACAGCTCATTTAAAATACCTTAAGTTTTTTCCTATCAATTTTTAACTTATTAAGATAAATTAAAAATTTAATGAAAAAATTGAAATATATTTAATACAATATTAAATATATAATTATATATAGATAGAATGATGTCCAAAATCTCTAATTTAAAGGAAGAAGATGGAAGAATGACTTTCACTATATCTAACATTGATGTTAGTTATATTAATGCCATAAGAAGAACAATATTATCAGATATTCCTATTGTTGTTTTTAAGACGACACCTTATGAAGAAAATAATGCCGTAATTACAGTAAATACATCTCGACTAAATAATGAAATAGTTAAACAACGACTAAGTTGTATTCCTATTCATATTGATTATTTAGATATAAGCAAAGATTCAATTGAAAATTATCTTCTTGAATTAGATGTTGAAAATAAAACAGATACAACAATGATTGTAACTACTAAAGACTTTAAGATACTAAATACTATATCAAATAAATATTTAGATGAGGGGCAAGTTAAAAAAATATTCCCTCCATTTATCCCTCCTAATGGTAATGGAGAATATTATATTGACTTTCTTCGTCTAAGACCAAAGATTTCTGATGAAATTCCTGGCGAAAGAATAAAATTAACATGTAAATTTACTGTAGGAACCGCTAGAGATGATAGTATGTTTAATATAACAGGAACTTGTGCTTATGGATGTACACCTGATCTAGAGAAGATTGAAGAACAATTAGAAATTCGTAAACAAAAATGGAAGGATGAAGGTAAAAAACAAGATGAAATTAAATTTGAAGCAGCAAATTGGAAACTATTAGAAGGAATGAGATACACTATTAAAAATAGTTTTGATTTTGTAATTGAATCAGTTGGAATTTATAGTAATGAAAAAATAATTATTGAATCATGTAAATTTCTAATAAGAAAATTAGAGGGACTAAAAGAATTAATAGAAACAGACGAAATAGAGATTAAACGTTCAGATAATATATTAGAAAACTGTTATGATGTAATATTAGTAAATGAAGATTATACAATTGGAAATATATTGAATTATGAATTATATAAAGTGTTTTATACTGAATTAGAACAAATTAATTATGTTGGATTCAAAAAGATTCATCCTCATGATAGTGATAGTTTATTAAGAATATCACTTGTTGATAACACAAAAGGCATATCAACCGTTAAGGTTATGTTGATTGCTAGTATTGATGATGCTTTAAAAAAAATAAAAGGTGTACAAGGTTGTTTTGATGGATCAAGACCAGATTGTTAATTAAGCTTTTGTATTTCTTGTAAAATAATATATATTATTTTTAACTTAAAGACATTTTTTTTTACCTGCTTTAAGTTGTTTTAAATATATATTATTTTTTATATCTGTTGAGGTTGAGGTTGAGACTTAATGATATCTACATTTCTCTTTCTCATATTAAAATTTAAACAATACATTAGTAATGATGGAGGCAAATTATTTACATACTTTATTACTTCTGTATTAGTTACATACAATCCCTTTGGTCTCAAATCATTTATAAAATGCTCATGAATCTTAAACATATGAGTTCTATATTGGTCTGAATATTCTCTTAATGCTTTTTCCTTCTTTACGTAACAAGAAATATAATTCTTATGAAGATTTTCCGTAAACATATGTACCTGATCTCTAAATTTTGACATTTCTTCTTTTGTTTCAGGATAATACTTCAAAAACTCAGGAAGTTTACCAGAATGTCTCAAACATAAATATTGATATTGAAGTTTTGGCTGATTTCCTCTCAAATGTCTAACCTCCTCATAAATTGGATTTCTAAATTTTGTTCTTTCTCCTGTTTCCTTGTTTCTTACAATAATTCCCATTACATTATATGGAGTATTTCCTGAAGCAAATTTTTCAATTAATTCTGTGTATGTTTTAAATTCATATCTATCAGAAAATCTTATACCAGTTAAATGCCATAGACCACCCTTTCTTACTTCTGATAAATTTTCTTCAATAACAGTTACATCATTTCCTTTTTGAATAATTTCATATACAGCAACCAAATATAACTGTGGTTTCTTAAAGGGAATCACAATTCTATTTGCTGGATGTTGTAACACAAAACTATAGCAATATTTTGGATTTAGAGTTTGGATATTAAAATTATTACTAATACATGCTTCCAAAAACATCTGATTAAATGTCAGATTTGACCATTTATAAAAGGATACATCAGCACCAACTGTATTACGAGTTGCTATTTGCCAACAACCACTAGCACCATATTTTTGGTCAAAAAATACATTTATCATAGTTCCCTCAATAAATTCTTCAGCAATAATATCGTCAGTCTTTGTAGGATATTTTAACATAAAATTTTCACCAGATAATGATTTTGGTGGAGCAAAGCAAACCACTTTTGGTCCTGACAATATTACAGAACGTAATACTCCATAAGAACCAATAAGATCTGAACGAAGAAATTCTTTATTATATCTAACAATTGTATATTTTTCATTTGCTTTAGTAGAATAATGATTCAAAGTATAGTATTTGTGATACTCTTCAGATATTTCTCCATTTTTAATTAAATTTTCAAAACCAGGTACACTGGATAGATTATATGTAATTTGTTTATTCATATGTATTTTACTATTATAAATAGTCTTTAAACTTGTTAATTATATATTATTTTATAAAATATAAAAATACAAAGAAATATTATTTTGAGATTTAATGATTTATAAAAATTTCTACATTAAATATAAGATGTCAGAACAAATTATAAAAGAAGAAGCAGAAAAAATACAAGAAGACATTGATGAACCAAAGTCTGTTCATAGTGTTTTAGAAGAAGATGAAATATCTCCTTCTGTTAAAGAAAAGCCGATAGAAGTGGAAGAATTAGAAGAACCTGATTCAAATGTAAGTGATAATGAAATAAAAGAATCACCAAAGGCAGAAGTATTACTTAAGTTAGGTGATATCATTTTAATATCAGATCCAACAAATGAAATACTTAATGATAATATATTTTTAATTGAATATATTGATCCAACTAAAATTAAACTAATTAATAGTGAAACATTTGAAAAAACAATTTTACAATTAGCAGATGATGGAACAATTGGTGATGGAAATATCAAATCTATTAAAGTTATAAGTAGTAATCCTGAAAAGGGGTATGCTAGACAAAATGGATTATTACCTGGTACATGGATTAATATTTATTTTGGTGGAGAAATTCCAACTGTTATTACAGGTAAAATAACAAATTTAGAAGAAGACATGATTGAAGTTAGAACAACAGATGATGATACAATTTTTATTAATTTTGCTTACCAAGGTATTCCAGAAGATTTACCGATTGAAACGTTTGAAATTAGACCCGCTATTGAAGGGGAGAAAGAAAAACCAAAAGAATTAACACCAGATGAATTAGTTGATATTGGTGAAGAAGAACAACGTGAAGAAGTCGTTGAAGAGATCCCAAAAAAAGTAGTAAAAGAAAGAGTTGAAAGAATGTTTTTTGATATGGATGATATTGAATTTGGAGATATAATAAAGGTTGAAGAATATGTTGCTATTGATAAAGATAAATATAGATATAATATTGAAACACAAGCAAGTGACTTATTAGAAGAGATGATTTCAACTATTCCAAATTACAAACGAACTAACAATGTATTAAATAGTATTCATACAATGATTACACGTTTTTTACAATTACGTGAAATTTCATCAACATTTGATCAAAATAGAAATATTACCGGTGTAATTAAACGTGATGCAGAAGATAGACCATTAGCAGAGTATTTAGCAGAATTTAAAAATGTTTTGTATTGGATTATGATGGTTGCAAAAAATGTTAAAAAAATATATCCTGATACTAAAACTGAATATAAAAGATATGATGATTATGAAACATTAAACTTAAATGAAGAGTTAAGAGAGATTTCTTCTTTATATGTTACCAGACGTTCAAGAACTGATAAAAAAGAATATTCAAGTTTTACTTATCAAACTTTTGACAAATATATGACTCCATTTTATTCAGTAAATCCTGATTCAGTTAATGATGTATTTGCTGAACCAAATGGAATTATTATTGAAGGTAATGTTGAAACTAATATAAATGCTATTATTGATAACTTGGGTGATTTATACTCTACTATAGTTGGTAATTCTGAAATTAATAATAGACGTTTTATAATACAAAGATACAATTTAGCATTAGAAAAATTACATGCTACCAGTTTTAAAGGACAAAATTTAATAGCTCATCGTGTTAAAGTAGCACCAAATGATCCGATATCAATCAATTCAATTATTACCCTTCCAGAACCAACAGTACGTTTTTCTCAAGTAAACTTGCCAGGAAGTAATTTGTTAGTTAAAGCAAATCTAAATCTTCATTTTTTAAATTATTGGGAATTATTGAAACAAAGAACAAATTTAACTAGAATTACTATTGATGGCTTAGATAATGAAATTGAATATGATGATTCTAACTTTGTTGATAATATTAAACAATATATGTTAGATTTGAGTGAATATGAGAAACCAGAAGAACTAACAAATTTAGATATATATAAAATATTCTTAAGAACAATCATACCAAAAATAAAAATTCTATTTTTACTTGTTAAAAAATATATAAAAGGAAAATTATCATTGGTTGATGTTGTTAATTATTTAGAACCATTTATGATCTATCCTATTGATTTAACATATCAGCAATTTAAAGAAATAAATAATTTTATTTTTGAAAAAATAAAAGAATATAATTCAAAATTTAAAGAATATAGTATGGTATTTTCAAGTTTAAGACATATAAAAGAGCCTGGTAAAAAATCACAAACTAAGGAAAACTATGTTTTTAATAATCCATTATTTACTATACTAGTTGACAAAAATTATAATTATGAGAGTTTATCTATGTCAAAAGAGATAATGGATATATATGGATATAATGCAGAAGATATGGATATTAGTGGTTCAGAATTTTTAAAAAATGTTACAGTAGCAGATTATGGTAATTTATTTAATACAGCTGTTGCATTTACTAATATTGAATTAATGTTTCCAAAAAGTTTGTCCGAAGTATTTGATAAAGATAAAGAACAAATAAAACAAATTATTGAAAAAGATAAAGAACTAGATAAATGCTCATCTTTTATTATTGCTAAAAAATATTATTCAATTGAATCTTTATTAGATGATAATGAAAAATCAATATATTATGATAGAGAGTTTGATACAACAAATTATGATATAGTTGAAGAAAAGTACAAGAAAGAACGGGATACTCTATCACCAGAAGACTTTATTTTATTCTTAACTGATAAATTAAAAAAAAATGATAAGATGGATGAAGCCTCCGCAGAATATATGGCAACAACTCTTGTAAATCAATCAAGAAAAGTTAGAGAGGGAGATTATGCATTATTGGTAACTAATTTTGATATAGGAAATGGTGAAAAAATAGCTGAGGAAATGGAATATTATGTTAGAAATAATGATACATGGGTACTTGATAAAGAGGTGGACCCAAAAGTATTTATAAAAGATGATGATATATTATGTAATATTGATTATAGTTGTATATATAATGGTTCTGAAAAGAGTGAAGATAAATGTGAATCAACTGAAGTAGCAAAAGATACAATTGTTCAAAAAGCTTTAAAACAAATTATTGAGCAATTTGATAAAAATTACGACATATCAAAAGCAGAATTAAATACAGCAATAAAAAGTAAACTAGAATATTTCAGTGATTTATTTGATAGACTTCAAAAAATAAAGAAACAAAATATGTTAAAGTACAATAATAATCAATATAATTTGGGATTAAGTATTCAAGATGAAATAAAGGATAGAAAAATATCACCATTCGTAAAATTACGAGATTTAATTTTGGGACAAAATGATTTTATAAAACGTCAATCAGATATAGTAAAATTTGTATCACTATATTGTTATGAAGGTAATCCAGAAGTGCCAAATGTAAATGATGGAGAAATGGAAAGTCAATGGTGGTTGTATTGTAATAAAACTAACACGAAATTATTACCTAAATTTTATTGGATTTTAGCCAATACATTTATTACAAATAATAGTAGATATGATGATGTTTTGAATGAATTAAAACGAACTATTGGAAAAATATCAGATGATGGTGATGCTTGGGTTGATGAGAATAGTGGAGAAGTGATATGTATGATTGATTTAGATGTAACTGAAGGTTATAAAGAAGGATTTGTAGATAAAAGCAGAGATATAATTGAAAAAGATGTTGGAGAAGTAATGCTAGAAAAACAAAAAGAAAAACGAGAAAAACGTCTTAGTCCTGAGGGTGAAATAGTATCAAATATTGTCTCAATATTGTCTACAAATATGGGTATTGATATTGAACAATCAAGAGAATTTATAATTCGCGTAGTAACTGAATTGATGAGTGATACAAAAATTATTGAAAAGGAACCAGCGTACAGAAAGAGAGAAGAAGAAGCTGCTAAGAAAGGTAAAAAATTACCTTCGTATGGAACTGTATATGCTTCAACAATTTTGTATTTAACTTTGGGAATGTATTTAATTGGAATTCAAACAAGTATTCCTCCAATAAGAACTCGTAAAACCGCTCCAGGATGTGTTCGTTCGTTTTCAGGATTTCCATTTGAAGGAGAAGGAGATGATAGTTCTATTATTTATGTAGCATGTGTTGCTATAAAGAGTCGGGATCCAACAACAATTCCTTGGAATGTATTGCCAAAAAGTGAAGAAAAAATAGTAACAACATTAAAATCTTTTATAGTAAGATATTTACTACATTATGGAGAAGTAGAACAAAAAATAAAAGAAAAAACAGAATATTTGTTAGTTAATCCTCAAGAATTTATACCAGAAGAACATGATTTATCTAAATGGTTGAATTTTTTACCTCCTCTAAAGAGATTTAATGTAAGTCACTTACAAAATGTATCAGAGGGATTTGCTGATGAACTACAAAATGAATTATACACAGGTAATCATAGACAATTAGAAAAGTTATTAGTAATTAATTCAAAAATAATAGCATTCTCATTAGCAATTCAAGAAGCCATTCAAAAAATTGTTGAAAAGAAAAACTTATTATTAAAAGGAGCTGGTAAATTATTTATGGATAATGCATGTTGTAATGAAAGTGGTAATCAAACAATGACAGCATTACAATATTTTATAAATGATGATAAGAATATAGAAGTATATAATAATACAGTTACAAATTTAAGTGCATTACTACACGATATAAAAATTTTAACTCAAAGTGCAATAATGTTATCAGAAATAGATACAAAAAGAACTTTTCCAGTTATATCAAATGATTTTAGTGAAGAAACAATATACAAGGCTTTTATAATTTTATGTAAGTTTCAATCATCAATCCCATTATCAGAAGAATTAGCAACAATTTGTGTTGATAAACCAGATTATTTAAAAAAAATGGACACCATTCAAGAAAAGATAGCAAAATTGAAGAGAGATGGTAGAAATTATACAAAAGAACAATTTTTGCGTTTATTTCAAATTGTTAGTAGGAATAATATTATTAAAATATCATTAGGTCAGAAGAATCTAACATGTGTTGATAATTTAAAAAGAGTGTTAATAAGAATAGATGAAGAAGATGATGAAAATGTGCCAAAAGCTCTTACACAAAAGTTGGAAACGTTGATAGAAACATATGATGTAATGATTGAAGAAGATACACGTGAAATGAGACAATTGAAAGATTATCTTCAAACTTCAATTGATAAAATGCGAAAAGAATTGTTAGAGTTTATTAGATTGAAAGCAAAAATAAATGTGATTGAACTTAAAAATATAACAAAATTTATACAAACAATAAGTACATGGAGTTTTGACGAAAATCCAAGAAATGTTGATATTAAAATATCAGATGATGGATTATATAATTATATAAATTTTATGAAGAATTATATAGAATTATTTGTAGTTGTATTTCCTTCAATGATAATAAATCAAAAAATTCAATCAATTGAACCACCAAAATATTGGGGTTTATCAAGAGTTCATGCTAATGATGTAAGAGAAATGGTTTCAGATTATTATCGTCCAATAGAGAAATTTTATGGAGATATAACAGTAAGAAATGTCTTGAATGAGATAATGTCAAAGAGTAGAGGAATCTATTTATTATCTGAAAATACTCCTATACTAACAAATATAAAAATAGGTGATAAAGAAGTATATAATGTGTTTGATAAACGAGTAACAACTTTATTATATGAGTATTATTTTTTAAGTGTGCTAACAGATTACATGTATTTAACAAAAGATCCATCAATGGTAACCAGAATGTTAGTTAATCCAGATAAGGGTGAATCAGACCTATTTTCTGCGGACTTCCTAATAGAACAACAACTAAGATTTACAGAAGTTGAACAAGAATTTATTGAAGGTGATGTGATGAAGTTAAATCAAGAAGTAGCAAAATTAATAGTATCATATTTACAAATAATGATGAGAGCAAAGAAAACAATAAATGTCTCGTATAAAGATGTAGAGGATAAAGTATTTAAATTGAAAGAAGCAGAAAAATATGATTTTACAGATAAATTAAAAGATATGTCAGATGAGGCAAGAGCTGTAGATACAATATTAAAAATGTATAAATTAGGACCATTATATAGTTTAGGAATGTCAAAAGGTATAAAAGAATATGACCCAGAACATTTTGAGTATGATAAAAAGATAGCAGAAAATGTAGCAAAAATTCAAAATAAATTAAGAAAACGAGGTTCAGCAGGTGATGACATGGATTTGGATGATGCTATTGAACAAATGGAAACAGATAGAGATATTGATATGGATATAGCAATGGACATGAATACAACTGATGACTATGATGACGGAGATCCATGGGGAGATGAGGAAGAAAATTTCAATGAATATGATTAATAGATTATTTATAAAATAGTTTAGAAATAAAATATAATAATATGATATTAATAATGTTATTAACAAGTTTACGATATTTGTTAGGAATTAGTTATTTAAGTTTTTGTTCTAGCATGTTTATAACTGTAAAAACTTTAGATTTGGGAAGTTATACAGGAAGATGGTACCAAATTTATGGAAATAATTTTGATCAATTATTTGAAAAGTTTGCATCTTGTATAACAGCTGATTATGGTTTAGCTCCGGATGGTAATGTTAGTGTATTAAATAGTCAATATGAAGAAAATAAGATAGTTCAGATAGAAGGTTATGCTTATTATAGTGACAAGAATAAAAATCCAAATATGTTTCCTGGTCAATTAACAGTACATTTAGATGGTGTTCCTCATGATTCTCCATATTGGATTTATGATTTAGGTCCAATAAAAAATGGACAATATGAATGGGCAATAGTATCAGACCCAGCAATGTTGTCATTATTTGTATTAGCTCGAGATGTTGATACATATTATAATGAATATAATACAGAAGTATTATCAATATTAACAAATTATGGCTTTAATGATTTAGTAACGGTGAGTCATTCTAATTGTGAATATGCTCCATTAAGTATAAATGTAGGTTATGAAACTAATGCACAATCGCAATGTCAAGTGGCAAGTTATTTAAGAAAGGCTGGATTTCCAGAATCATCAATAGGTACAATGGTTTGTATAAGTAAATATGAAAGTTCATATAATTGTGATGCAAAAAATACAAATACGGATGGTTCAAGTGATTATGGATTATTCCAAATAAATAGTTATTATTGGTGTTCTGGTGATCCAAAATCAAAGTATAATGAGTGTGGTTTAAGTTGTTCAAGTTTGTATAATTGTCAATCAAATGCGAATTGTGCTTATACTGTGTATAAACAACAAGGATATGATGCTTGGTATGGATATAAGTATCATAAAAGTGAATGTGATAATTATAAAGTGAATTGTTAATAATTGTTAGGAAAAAAGAATATATTATAAAAAAGTAATAGTTATAATATATATGTTAAGAACATTTACAAGAAATAATACAACTTTAGTATCTATAGTGATATTTTTAGTAATTTTTTGTTTGGTTCAGATGATGAAACCGAGTTTTTTATATAATAATGATGGTTCGTTAAGAGAGTTTGGTGTAGGTTATAGGAATAAGACAATATTGCCGTTATGGTTATTTTCAATAGTTTTAGGAATATTGACTTATATATTGGTCTTGTATTATTTAACATATCCGCGAATAATTTAAGATTGTCTGTCTTTAAATTAAAAAATATATTATTTAATTTTTAATTTAAAAAAACTTATGAAACAGTGTATGTTGTGGAATTATTTAATTTAGCTTGCTCTGCTGCTGCTTCTTGTTCTTGAATATAAGCGTCATGATCTGCCTTTATCTGGTCAACGCTTTTAACACAACCTCTTGTCGCTAAATTATAATATACTATTGATGATATTAAAATTGCTGTATATACATACCAAAATGCTTCTCCTATATTATCTTTTAGCACAACTAAGTTTAATAATTGTTGTTTTAATTCATTATTATCAAATGAACCAGTAGTCATTAATGGTTTCAAGGTGTTCCATATATCCAAGAAATTATCTGGATTCATTTGATTTATCAATATAGATTTATTTCCACAAATTTTTATTATTGCTTCTGCTGCCTTTGTTAGTTCATTCTTTTTATTTACATCTGTTGTTTGTTCTATCATTTCGTTCAGATCTGTACCTAATAGAATTTGTCCAAAAATCTCATTTGCTCCTCCAGATACAACATAATAACCTATCACATCTGAAAACGCACTCTTAAAACCAGGAAATATTATTAAAACTGCTAACATTACACCAAAAAATAGAATCCATGGAATAAATGTAAATATTGCTGCAGCTCCTATATTTTTATCCAAAGAACCTCCACATTTAGCCATTAAATAACCAATATTCAAAAAAAACTGACTAACCACCACAACTCCTAAATAAAATGCTAAACTTTTCATATTTTTCATGTAAAATTCTGATTTAGATGCGTCTGTTTCTAAATCTAATAATGTTAGTTGTGGTTTACCTATACTTGGAAAAGCAAAATATATTATAGTTATTATTATAAAAAATAACAATGATTGAAAAGAGATATCCATATAGTAAATTGGTATAATTTTTTTTTGTTTTTTAAAGGTATTTATTAATGGATACATTCGGAATAAGTAGACCTATGTTAACTGAACCAGGTGTTAAATATTTCATAAATGAAACTCTTAAACAATGTCATCAGTTTAAAGAACAACATCAGAATATGATATTCAATATTTGCTTATTAGTTTCTTTTTTTATTATTTTAGGAATTTTATTACTTTATAAATACAAGGGTAAACTAACACCTGAAGAAATTGAACAAAAAGAAACAATTAAAAAACAATACATATTATCTAAAATTAGAAATTTCCAAGATGCCAAAATTAGAGCACAACAAGAATTAATTACTGGATTACCTCATTGGGAAAATGAATTTGACATTATTAATGATACACCTATTAATAAAATTTTAGCCAATTAAAAGTTATTTCTATAACTTTTTAGCGAAGCAAAAAGAAAATAGAATAAATATATAGATATATTCTATAATGAGTGAACAAACTATATTTACACCAGATGAAGCAATTAATGAATTTTATAGATTAAAAGATAAATATGAATCAACTTATTATGAAAAATATGTTAAACCAATAATTAGAAGTAATAAGTCTAAAAGAGAAAAAAGAGTTGAGTATTCTAAATTACCAAAACATGAATGTATTAATTGTAAGAGAAATGTAGGAACTTTATGGGACATAAATATTGATACAAAAAATAATATTAGATATTTTAAAGCCAAATGTGGTGATAAAAATGATCCGTGTCCATTAGATATTCAAATTGATTATGCTGTTAGAGAATCCAAATATAAAGAAATCATAATTGGTTTAGCTGATATTGAAAAAATTAAATTAAACATAATAAAAGAAAAAAATAATGCTCTATTTTTTAACAAAGATGTTGCTGATATTTTTAATAAACTAACAGAAGATCTTAAATTTGAAACGGAACATACTGGATACATGATTGAGAGTAACATACTTACAAATGATAATCCAGAGAAAGCTGTAATACTAAAACAAACTATTGATGAATTTGGAAAAGGATTTATACTTCCATTTAAACAAATGATTAAAGAATATAATGAAACTAACAATGAATTAATTCTTAATCAAGCTGTTACATTTTATATAAACGAAATGATTCCAAAACTTAAAGAGATATTATCGTTAAAGTATGATGTTAGTATGGTGGAATTTGATGAATCACAAAATATTTATAAATTAATTCAATTACCAAATACACTAGAAAGTAACGAATATTATATAAAGAGTGATGATAAGGTTGTTAAATTTATTAGAGGTGTTAGAAAAGAGAAAAATAAAACAAGGAAAGAATTAGATACTAGAATTACTAGTAAAAAGAAAACAAGAAAAATTAAACCGGTGGCAGATTTAGTATTAGAAGATGAAGAAGAAGAAATTATTAAACCAGGTGATGAAGGAATTATTGAAGAAAAATTAGAAAGTAAATTTGGAGAACCAATAGACATTAAACCAATATTTAATGAATCAGGAAACGTAACATGGAATAATGAAGAGTACAATAATTTATGGAAATCTATGCCATATCAATTAAAAGAATTATTACTTCAAGATCATGATTGGCTTGAAGATTTTGTAAATACATGTTATAAATTAAGAAAAGAGGGAAAACCATGTGAATTATTTTTACCAAAACAAGCGCAATTTCCACCAGTTTTAGGTTCAGATGGTAAATATGAATTCAATTCAATAATTGTTAACAATTTATTCAATAGATTATCTAAATCTCACCAAGATACATTACTTACAGTATATAGTATTAAAGATGGAGTTAAAAATTATGATTCCCTTAAATATACATTAGCATCAATGTTGGCAAAAGATATAAATTTTCAAAGAGGTTATTTTTAAAAATAAAAATATTATTAAATTATATATGATAAGTAACTATATTTCATTACCAATATTTTTAATAAGCTTTGCTATAGGTTTATTCTGTGTTTATATTATTGGTCCAGAATCAAAAACAATATATATATATCCTAGTCCTCAAAACTATATGAAAACACAGTATAAAGATAGTGCAAATCAATGTTTTGAATTTAAACCAGTTGAAACACAATGTCCTATAAATCCTTTCTCAGTAAAAACAGTTCCAATTCAAAAATAATTTATATTATTTTATACTAACATATAATATAAATGTATCTAGATAAATTTGTACACAGTCAAACAGGTAAAATAATTATGTCAATATTATTAGGAATTGGTTTAGCAACATTTTTTAGAGCCGTTTGTAAAGGAAGACATTGTAGAATAATCTCTTCTCCGCCAATAGAAGAAATAGATAATCAAACATATAAATTTAATGATAAATGTTATACATTTGAAAAAAAAGCTATTAATTGTAAATCAAATAAAAATACCGTTAAAATTGCGTAAATATTAAAATAGACGAATCTTTAGATAATATAATATGTCTGAAATTAATATTAATACCACAAGTATAAATGATTTACCGACAGATCCTTCTGCTGGAGGTTCTGTAGGAGGAAATATTAGTTTAGTTATAAATGAACCTAGTCAAAATACCGTTATTTCACCTCCTTCTCAAATTGGACAACAAAATTCTCAATTAACACTTGACCAAAGTACAATCAGTCAAATAGTTAATGGATTACAACAAGCTAGTTTAGCTGGTGCAACACAATTACCAAGTAGAGATATACCATTACAAACAGAACAACTAACAAATGATGCTCAAATACAGCCAAATTATATACCTCAACCTGCACAAAGAGATTATATAAATGATATAAATTCTGATAATATTAATGATTATTATAGAGCGGAAAAAAATCAGAATTCTTTGGATTCATTATATGATGAATTACAAGCTCCGTTACTATTAGCAGTATTATATTTTCTATTCCAATTACCATTTTTTAAGAAAAGTGTATTTAAATACTTACCATTTTTTTGTAATACTGATGGTAACTTTAATTTTAATGGTTTAATTTTTACCTGTGCTTTATTTGGATTTATTTATTATTCATTATCAAAAACTGTAAAAAATTTTAGTAAATTTTAAAATATATATATATGTATTATATGTTAGATACTTTAATAAAAGAAATTTCACAAAATCAAGCAGATCTTATTAAATCTTTTGCTATTTTTTATTTGTTATTAGTTGGAAATTATGTGGGTACTAGTATATTTACTTGTTTTCAAATTACCTATATAAAAAAAAATAAATGGTTACAACTTTTAATATCATTTTTATTATTTTATTTTTTGGTTACCCTTGTTTCTGATACAGGTAAATTAGAATATACACCTCCAATTGAAAAATTCATCTATTCTGTTTTCTATTTTTTAGGATTTTTAATTGTTATGCGTTTAGATATGAGAATTTCAGCTTTAGTTTTATTATTAATTTTTATTATTTATTTTTTAGAATTAAACAAAGATTTTTACTTAGATCGGGGTTCTAATATTACAGATCCTTTTGATCAAGATATATATAATTCTAATAAATATTGGTTAACATTTAATATCCCATTTGAACCATACAGAATACGATTTTTTAAAGTTTCTAATAATGAATTCAAAGTAATTAATCAAATAGAAAATATAATATATTATATTATCTTATTTTTGTTAGTTATTGGTTTTATTTCATATGGAGGAGAAATACATGATACTTTAAAGAAAAATAAAAATATAACATGGTTTGATATAATAACTGATACAAATATTTGTAGGTTAAAAGATCGTAAAAATTTTTTACATTATTTAAAAGTAGGACTAGGATTAAAAATATAAAAAGATTTTTTTCTAAAACAATATAATTAATAAGCTTAAAAATAGATTTATTAATTATAATAGACAATTAAAATGTTGGGACTAGGTAATTTAGAGTTACAATTAAAATGATATCAGGAAGTGTTTTTAATATGATTTTATTTGACAAGTTAAAAACAGGTGACCCTATTTTAGACGCAATATTAACTACATTTATTTTGTCATTTATAACATTTTTATTTCAATATTTAAATAGTTATTTAATAGATTTTATGGATTATATTACAATTATAAATTTTGACTATGAAAATTGGTTTAAACAAAAATATATAGTTGAATATGATGGTAAAATAGCACTAACAACTAATTTTTATGATAGCAAATTAAATCAGACAAACCCATTTAGTGATAGATTCAAAGCATTATGGTATTATATTATAGAAAATATTAGTGATAATAATACTATAACTACTATTAAAGAATATTCTTTTGAAAATCCATCAAATCATTTTAAGAATCGTGAAAGAGATTTAGGTATCTATATGGTAACAATGAATACAGATAATAATAAAGAAAAATTTATATAAAGATTAATTGAAAATAAACATGTTTAAAAGAAAATACCTCTTCGTTTCCTAGTTTTTATCTTTTTAGGTTTATTTCGTTTTGTTTTTGTATCCTTATCTTTTTTGTCATCATCAGATTTTTTAAATTCAAGTGGTCTATATCTTAGAAACCATTCTTCATATTCTTCACTATTTTTTTTATCTTTAAGTTCATTAAATTTTTCTGCTTTTTCAGCTCGCATTTCTTCAACTGTTTCTTGATGACCCATACAGTTAATACTAAAACGTCTAAGTAATCCTTTTTGAGCCAATCTATTTTTTTCTTGCACATCAAATAAGTACTTAGACATACATAAAATACGATCTTTATCATAATATGGACGATTAGCATATAAAAATGCTAACCAAAAACTCAACATAGTATCAATCGTAGCTATTTTTACATCATAACCTCCATCTTTTACAATATTATAACTATGACAAGCTAATGGTTGATAAATAAAGGCAATAGTATCTTTTCCAACTTTAATTTCGTAGTGTGGAGCAATAACCTCTCCAACTCCAGGTCTTTTAATAATTTTAACATCTTTTACATTAATATCAGATAATCTTTCTTTAACAATTTGAGCAGTAAGCATTGGTTCTTCAGAAAGAACATCAAAATCAGGTATTTTTTCCAATTGACGTCTTAAGTTTTTAGGCATATATTGAGAATACATAGATAAAGCATAACCTCCAAAAAACACAACATCTTGATCCATAAGTGTTCGTTGAACATTTTCATATATATTATTAGCATATTCAGAATCTGCCATTTGACGTTGAAATTGTACAGTTGAACATTGTTTGGCTGATAAAGGATAGTTTTTATTTAAAAGAGTTAATCTTTTTAAAACTTTTTCCCAACGACTTGTATCACCTGCTGGTCGTGATAATTCTAAGAACATATTCATACGTAATAAATTAGGAGGTGAATATAAAATTCCAGCAACTTTTATTGACTCGCTCTTAATAGCATTAAATAAGTCTTTGGGAATATATGTTATATCAGCAACTGGAATAAAATTAACAAAAACTTTATAAGTTCCGTGATGTTGTCCTGATTTTCCTTCAACTTCTTGAAATCCATTAGAGACATATAAATCAACTAATTCTTTAGCATCATTTAATGCGTTTGAACTATAAAAATCATAATCAGGAATTTCAATATCTTTGTTATAAAATTGGTCTTGTTTAGGCAATATATTATTAATAGCAGTACCGCCATAACAAATTAATTTTTTTCTTCTTAAGAAATTTTCAACAATACCAATAATGCGTTTAATTTCAGGTGAATTAGCTGTTTTTCTGCCTTGACGTTCTTCTGCTTTATCAACTGCTGCTCTTAATATGGCTAATTCACAATCATTAAATGTCATTTTTTTATCACATATTTCTTTCATATTATAAATACATAAAAAATATAATATAAAATGATTTAAATTTAAATATTAAATTGGTTAATTCAAATATTAAATTTGTAGAAATCAGATTGAACAGTTCTTGTAGCATATGCTAATTCAGGATCTTGAGGAGGAGGTAATGGTATAGTAATAGGAATATATCGTAGTTTCTCAGGTTTCAAAACAAACGCATATCCATTTTCATCAAAGAATATATCATTTTCCTCAATGTTAGTATCTATTTTTTGATATCTCATTCCTAAAAGTTGAACACCCATTTCTCTCATAACAATTGTACTAGGATTTTCTGGATTAGCACCTTTATCAGGCATTCCAATTGTCATATTTTGTTTATTAAAATCAATAAGTTCATTCATATCTGGTGTGTACTTTATATCATAATAATGTAATGCTCTCATAAAAACAGAATTACTTGTCATATTTACAAATTTATAAAATTCAGGAGATTCTAAAAATGCTATATTACTTCTATCAACAATAATAACAACTTTACCCATTAATTTTCTCAATTCAACATCGCCAAAATTCTTACCATAAAATTCAGAATCGTAATCTTTACTTAATAAAATAGAATCATATTGTTCTAAAATTTTAGCAAAGTTTTGATACATGGCTTGATTAGTACTTTTAATACGAAGATGAATTATAATTGGGTCTAATGAATTAGGTGCAGTAGATGTAGAAAACGCGTAATCACGAATAACATTCATAGCATCAACAAAATTTATATAGTTGAATGTTTCTTTAACATAGTAACTATCGCTAGTAGAAGTAGCTATAACTGGTTGGTTATTTATTGAAAAAATTTCAAAATCTAGACCTCTAACTCCTTGTTTTAATAAATCTTTCATAACACATAAATCAACGTAATCATTTTTATAATTACCTCCACTACAACAATTATAAGCTGTCTTAATATAATAATCTTTAAAAGTGTAGTTAAATTGATCACTATTATCAATTGATTTAATTTTACCATTTAAATCTCCATAAATACCATCCATAGTTTTACAATTTTTACTTCTAAGACCACTGTAATAAAAGTAACTTAAAAATGCTATAATAATAATAATTAATGTAATAACTGTTAATAATAATACAGTTGTTGATTCTTTTAATTCAGAAACTGATTTAATTACATTAGTTGCTACATCTTGTATATTTTTTTGAGTAGAATCCATATTATATTATATAAATAAAAATATTAATTATTAGTAATTTTAAATAGTTAAAAAAATAATAGGTTTATATATAAGCTATGCCAGGAGGTCTAATGAATCTTGTTAGTCAAGGACAACAAAATATTGTTCTAAATGGAAATCCTACAAAATCGTTTTTTAAAGCAACTTATCATCAATATACAAATTTTGGTTTACAAAAATTCAGATTAGATTATGAAGGTTCAAAAACTTTGCGACTTTCAGAGGAATCTACATTTACATTTAAAGTAAAGCGTTATGCTGATTTATTAATGGATTGTTATATATCTGTTGCGTTACCGAATATTTGGAGCCCAATACTTCCACCACAACAAATTACGGAACAATCTACTTCTCAAGGTCTAGGAAATATTGAACAATGGGCTCCTTATGAATTTAAATGGATAGAAAATATTGGAGCTAAAATGATAGCAAAAATAAGTATTACTTGTGGTAATTATACATTACAAGAATATTCAGGAGATTATTTATTAGCAGCTGTTCAACGTGATTTTACTGGCCAAAAGAAAGATTTATTTTATCAAATGATTGGTCAAGTTCCAGAATTAGTTGATCCTGCGAATGCTAATTCTCGTGTTAATTCGTATCCAAATGCTTATTTTATGGGAGATTTAGCTGGACCAGAACCATCTATTAGAGGAAGAATTTTATATATACCATTAAATAATTGGTTTGGATTAAAATCACAGATGGCTTTTCCACTAACATCATTACAATATAATGAATTACATATTAATATAACTTTTAGACCTATTAATCAATTATTTGTAATTCGTGATGTATTTGATGCGACAAATAATTATCCATATGTAGCTCCCAATTTTAATTTATGGTATATGCAATTCTTTCGTTTTCTACAACCACCTCCGGATGTATGTATTGATATTGATTCATATTCTGACCAGAGAACAATATGGAATGCTGATATTCATTTAAATTGCACATATTGCTTTTTATCAAACGAAGAAGAGAGATTATTTGCATTACAAGAACAAAAATATTTGATAAAACAGGTACATGAAAGAATATTTCCAAATGTAACAGGTCCAAATAAAGTTGAATTAGATTCATTAGGAATGATTTCAAATTGGTTATTTTATTTTCAACGTAGTGATGCTAATTTACGCAATGAGTGGTCAAATTATACAAATTGGCCGTATAATTATTTACCATTAAATGTAATACAAGCCCCAACATCAGGAACATATACAGTATATAGAACTATTGGTGGTGTATTAACACCAGTAGAAATAGGCCCAGGAGTAAATCCAGATGGTACACTAACAGGACTTGTTATAAATCAAACATATGATCCTCAAAATGAGAAAATGATTCTTGTTGCAATGGGAATTCTATTGGATGGTTCTTATAGAGAGAATATACAACCAGCTGGAGTATTTAATTATATTGAAAAATATGTAAGAACAAGTGGAAGTGCTCCTCCAGGGTTATATTGTTATAATTTTAGTATTCATTCAAATAATTCAGATTTACAACCATCTGGTGCAATAAATATGAGTAGATTTAATCAAATAGAATTAGAATTTACTACTATAATACCACCATTAGACCCATTAGCTCAAAGTTTAACTATTTGTGATCCAGAAACTGGTTCAATAATTGGTGTAAATAAACCAACATGGAGAATTTATGATTATAACTTTGATTTACATCTGTTTGAAGAAAGAATTAATGTAATAAACTTTATTGGAGGAAATGTAGGATTAATGTATGCTACATAATATATATAATTAAATATCAAAATCCCAATCTTTTAATAAACCTCCATTTAATAAATTCATTTTTTGTGGTATATTTTTATTTCCATAAAACTCATTGATTTGTTTGATTTTAGATAAAGTTCCAAAATTATCAGATTTTAAAATATCTAATAATTTCTTTTTTTCGTATAATTCAATAATTTTATTTTTATCTTCTTTAATAGGAAATCTTTCGTCATAACCTAAGCGACTTTTATATTTACTATTATTAAATAATAGGTAAATAATACAAAATATAGTCATATATTATATATGACTATTATGTATTTAAATATATAATTTAAATATATTATATGATTTGACAAAGTATTACCTAAATATTTAATAAAAATATTATAAATAGACGAACAATTTTTAATTTTAGACCCATTAGCTCAAAGTTTAACTATTTGTGATCCAGAAACAGGTTCAATAATTGATGTAAATAAACCAACATGGAGAATTTAGGATTATAACTTTGATTTACATTTGTTTGAAGAAAGAATTAATGTTGTAAACTTTATTAGAGGAAATGTAGGATTGATGTATGCTACATAAGTTTTATATTTATATAATTTTAATATTTATATATATATAATGAAATATAGATATAAAACAAAAAAAATCAGAAAACAACGAGGAAGAGGACTATTAAATGATGGAATTAAAAGTAAAACAAAAATTGATGGTTTAGAAATTCCATATAAAAAGACATGTCCTCCTGGATTTGTAATGTGTGACCAAGATGAAGTTAATTATGGTTTGTGTGTTCCACAGGATAAACCTGAATCATGTAGTGATGCTAATTATGAGTTTAAATATATACCACCAGATGAAACTGATAGAAACGGTTTAAAACCAGTTAATAGATTATTTAGAGAAGAAAATGGAAAAGGACCAATACAAGACTCAAATAAACCAGTAAAGGTGTTCAATATTGAATATGATGGTGAATATGATGATTCAGACCCAGAAAATCCAGCAAATAAATTACAAACGGATTTAATGATAAACGAAGAAACAGGACGATTAAAAAGTTATACACCAGAATTTCATCCAACATCATGTGCCATACAGCAAAGAACTGAAGGAACTACAGAAGTTACATATAATTCAGGTGATAAATATAAAAGACGTAAAGATGGTCCAGAAGTGACATTAGATTTAACTTCTCAAATTCCAGAAAAATTTAAAATTTTGACACAAAATGCATTAGGTCTTTATAGAGGAACATATGGGGAAATATCAGAACCTGGTTCAGCTAATGAAGCAACATATGATTTAATGCGATTAAGAACAGCATTGTTTAGACAATTTTTAAAAGTAAACCAACCAGATTTTATTTGTATTCAAGAGTCTACAAGAACTTTTATAGATTTACTTGATAAACAGGATATTCCAAATGATTATAGATATATTTATCCTACAGAAGAAGAAATGATTAGACAAGAAGCGAATGGTGGTAATGCTACTACTTCAATGTTATCAAAATATCCAGCAAAAAAAGCAACAACATATATGCTTCAAGGAAATTCTAGTTATTATAATGCGTTAGGAATATATGAGTTTGATAATTTGGTTATTTTTAATGTTTATATGCAAGCTGGTTCTGAAATTTCTCCAGGTCAAAAATATAGATGGGAAAATTATGCAAGATGTAGAAGACAACAATTAATGTTTATTAAAGAAAAAATATTACAAATAACATCTATAAAACCAGATATCGGAATAATAGTGTTGGGAGATTTTAATTTTGAATTGAACTCGATAAAATATAGAGGTGAAGATTCTAGTAGAGCAGAAAGAGATGCAAATAATCATTTAATATATGACCCAACTAGTTCTGACATGAAATGGTCTGAGCATAAATTTTTAGTAGGTCCAAATGGTTTAAATTTGAATGATGCGTATAAGGAATTATATATAGATGATAGTAATAAATTAATAAAAGAAGGCTTAACAGAAAATACGGATGTAAATACTTTTAGATTTTTAGGTAAATTAGAAGAAAAAGCATTACGATATGATGGTGTATTTTTTAACGATAATTTAATACCTGAACTCGAAGGAAGTAAAGTTGTTAATAATGAGCCAACAATTTTAGATTCTGACCCAGATACTGTGAAACTATTTGTAGATAATGGTATAGAAGATTATGAGGCTAATATAAATAAATATAATACAGAATATGCTAATTATATGATTTTTAACCCAAAAGGTAATTTAAGTGCTCAGAGAAAAAAGGAAGAATTTTTAGCTGGTTATAGAACATCTAAAGGGAACACATTAAGTTTTGAGAATGGGTTTGAATTATTTGTATCTGACCATTTTGGTGTGATGATAGAATTTGAATTTAAAAAATTGTCAGGCGGTAAACGAAAAAGATTGACCCGTCGTAGAAAAAATAATAAGAAAAAGAGAAGAACTAGAAGACGCTAAGTTTTCTTTAAGTTCAAAAAATAATATATATAATTTTAAACTTAAAGAATAAATTCGTACTTTATATATTATAAAATAATTTAAACGTATAACTTTCATATGTTTAAACAAAGCATTAACAAACTATTTACTCAAAATAGTATAACAAAACGCACTATTTTTAATTTTAAAGACCCTTTTTTATTAGAAAATCAACTAACAGATGATGAAAAATTAATTAAAAATTTGACGTATAATTTTTCAAAAGATGTTCGGCTACAAATCAGTTAATACAAATGAAACTAGCAGATATGTTAACTGAAATAATACTTGGATTACAAACATCCCTAAGAATCGGAAGAATGATTGACAATAATATAATGATTCCCGAAAATATTTCTATTATTAAACGTAATAATTGTTTAAAATCTTTACAAATTGCTAGAAATTCAAGAGATATATGAGGTGGTAATGGAATCTCAGATGAATATCATATAATTAGACATATGCTTAATTTAGAAGCTGTAAATACATATGAAGGAACACAAGATATTCATAGTCTAATTATTGGAAGAGGAATTACAAATCTTAATTCTTTTTAATAAATATATTTTTTTATAAAAAATTGATTTAAAAAATATCAAATGAATATCTGTATAACCAACAATGTTAAGACAAGTCTTTAAAACAATAATAAATAAATTTACTAACAAAATTCCAGATACAAGACCACTTGGAAGATGGAATATTGATAATTGTTCAAAAAGAACAAATAGAAAAATTGATTTGGCAAATGAAGATCATTGTGGCCCTTGTGGTCAATATATTATTCCTGAAAAAATTCTAAATACAAAAATAAATTATGAACAAAAATTTTCCAATAAACTTGTTTAAATTAAAAATATATGGTCTTTACAGCTTTGCAATAACTTGTAAATTTTTAATTTAAAGATGGATTCAAATTTTGTAATGCGGCATTTGATGCCGGTGGCGTTGTCTCATAAAATTGTCCTGTTAATGATACTGTCATTGGATACTTTGCCTCATAATATGGCATCTTACTTTTTGAAGCTAATGGAATTGCATTTGATATTCCCTCTGAATATTCATCAGCTGATTCTCTTTTTTTGTTATACAATTCTAACCCCTTATTAAAACTATTTGTCCATATATCTAAACCTTGATAGGGAACTGTTAGTTCAGCATCTTTTGAACCTGGATATATTTGAGCAAAATCAGCATTATGCTTATTAAATCCCGTTGTTAATGGACTATATTGTAATCCTAAATTTTGACCTAATTTACCTGCTGCATCATATGGAGCTACTTCTTTGGTTATACAAGCACTCTTAGGTGTTGGGCCAGGATTACAACCTTGACAATCTATGTCTGATGTACATTGTTCTCTTGTTAATAAACATTGATTTTTTGGACCACAGAAATTTTTACAACTAATAGGATCATTAATTGGTAAATTTACTGTACGACTATATAAAGGAGAATTAACATCATTATAATTTATCACAGCATCTTTAGGATAAGGAACTATTTTTTGAGAATATTTTTCAAAGTCAGTTAGACCTTCTACTATTTTTAAACTATTACATGTTCTTATTCCATATTTTATTATTACCCAAAATAAAAATAAACATATTAGCGTATAAATTATTGTATATTTAAATTCAAGTTTCATATATACAATTTAGATTTTATTTTATGTTTGTTTCAATATTATACAATCAGGTTGATGGCATTGCTCTACTTCAATTATCATATTCATACATGCAATTCATAATCCAATACTTGCTAATTCCATATAAGATAGATGAACTTGTTTTACAACTTTTAACCATAAAATTATAACCAGAAGGAATATTAGTATGGGTTATTGTTAATGAACCATATTTTGGCTGTCTGCTTCAATTTCTGTCTTAATATTTGATTGTTGAATATTTGACTCAAGAGGTTCTTCCATTTTGCTTATATTCTATATTATATATTCTATAAGTTAATTTTATATTTAAATTTTTCACAAGTTTACGAAATTGCGACAAAAGATGTTTTATTAGGCATTTGGTCAATACATTCAGCGCCAATATATGTACAAGTACTTCTTAAACCTCCTAAAAAATCTTGTACAGTATGTTCAAGAGGTCCTTTATAAGGAACTTTTATAACAGCGCCTTCTGACGATCTATAGTCTTCCATTTTTCCAAAATACTTTTCCATAGCATGCTTAGAACTCATACCATAAAACATCTTATAGTGTTGTCCATTTTCTTCAATTATGTCTCCTGGATTTTCATCATGACCCGCAAATATTCCTCCTGCCATAACAAAATCTGCTCCTGAACCAAATGCCTTTGCCATATCACTAGGATATTTAATTCCTCCATCTGAAACTATATATGCTTTATATCCATAATTTAATAATTTTTTACACATATCAGCACATTCTTTTACTGCTTGTAATTGTGGTCTTCCAACCCCAGTTTGTCTTCTAGTTAAACAAGCACTTCCTGAACCTATACCTACTTTTACTACATCTACTCGTCCTTTAGTTACTAATTTCTTTACCATTTCACCAGTTACAACATTTCCTGCGACGATTATTTTTTCTGGATATAATACTCTTATTTTTTTACAAAATTCAACAAAACAATCCATATAACCATTAGCAACATCAACACAAATCCATTTACAATTTGTGTATAAAACAATTTCTTTTAAATTTTTAAAATTTTCATCAGTGATACCGGTTGTAACCATAAAATATTCTGGTTCTAATTCAATACCAGATTTAACAGCATTCATATAATCTTGAACTGTATAAAACTTATTTAGAGCTGTTAACATTTTATATTTTTTTAGGCGATCATATACCTTAAATGTACCAGTAGTATCCATATTAGCAGCAATAATAGGGATTCCTGTCCATTTTTTATCTATTTTTTTATCAATATAACCTTTATCATCTCTATTATCATCATCTATTATATTAATAAAATTTATAGTTCTCTCTAATTTAACTTGACTTCTAGACGATAATGAAGTAGGTTGTGGTAAAATAAGAACATCTTTAAAATCTAATTCTTTTGCTATAAAATTTTCCATGGTGCAACTATATTATTTATAGAATTATATTTAAATTATTTATCATATTTATCATATTTTATTATATTAAAATAAAATATAAGATAAATCACAAGAATTTAATATATATTTATTATAACTAATGTCTACAACTGAAGATACAAGCGCTATTGATGAAAAAAAAGCCGAAGAATCTGGAACTTCTACTACTTCTCCTGATTTTAAAGGCTTTATTTATAATTATTTATCAAGCATTATTTTTACTATAGGTATTTCTATTTTCGTTATTGGAGGATTAGGATTATATACAACTAAAGTTGCTCAAGCCAATATTTTACCTGATGATATTGAATTAGCGCCATATACCATTTTTGATCGTATTGTTAAACCTATTTCTGTTGATATGAATGTTATGAGACCATCTTTTTTTTCTGATAATAAAGAAACTTTATCGCAAAAAGCTATATTTAATTCACAAGAATATTTAGACAGTTTTAATAACAGTTTTTTATGTTCTTTAAAAAAATCAGCTGACCCTAATGCCGGATTATTCGCTAATGCTCCTTTATACTTTTCATTTGTTTATGATAATTTAGTTGCTAAAAATTTTCTTGCTATTAATACAATTTTCTTTTACTTAAGTTATCTTCCTGAATCCGCTATCATGTTTTTATATGGAATTTTTGGAATATTTTTATGGGTTGGATTGTATTTCTTTAATGTGTGTATTAGCATTTTTTATCACATTATAAATATACCACAATTATTTAGAGATATAAAGCAATCTGAACCTGAAGGTCTTTTTTCTAATATATTTGGTGAAGAACCAAAACCTAATTCTAAATGGGAAGCTACTGAAAATATTAGTTTTCTACGTTTTTTTAAATTTATATTATTTTTCTTTTTATGGATTCCTGTTGGAGCTTTTTCTGCTTTTATTACACCAGCTTTTTTTACTATTTATGCTTTAATTTCTCCTGTATTTACAAGTTATAAATTAAAACAAACTTCACAGCAAAACAAATCTTTTAATGTTTTTGATTTCATTAAAGATACTTTTGCATATAAGAAATTTTTCTTCTTTGTTCTTGCCACATTAAGTTTATTTTCTAATGGTATTAAATATTTGGGAAATAATGCTATTGTTGGTATTATAGTAGCTGTTATATTTGCATATTTTATGGGTTTATATACCAATGAAATGCCTCAACCTGGAACTGATGGATTTAGTTTTAAAATTAAACAAAATATGAAACAAGCTATTGTTACTGAAATTAATCTTCAAAATCCTAAATTAGTTAAAATATGTCAATCAATTCCAATTGATGATAAAAAATTAGAAGATACTATTAAAAATATTAAACCAAGAGAACTAACAAAGCCAACTGAGGTTGGTGGTAGTGGAGAAGATGATTATGATGAATTACCAGAAGTTAAGATGATTTCACCATCTTCACAAATTAATCGATTTAATTCTCAAAATTCTCAAATTCAACCAAGTACTTCTAGTCTTGATACTCTACCAATTGATAAATCTCTTGATAATCAACCAAGTGATCCTACTATTGATACTCAACAAATTGATATACAACCTAACTCTCCTCCTCTTAATACAACTGAACAAATTCAAGCTGGAGGGAGAAAAAGACATTCAAAACATAATACAAAATATAATATTAGATGGACTTAAATTATAGATACTTTTATTTAAACAATTTAAATATAAAATATAAATTATATTTAAATATGGGTAAAAATAATAAAAAAAATAAATTGAAGAAATCAGTTATATTGCCATTTGTTAGTTTATGTACTCCAACATTTAACAGAAGACCATTTATTCCATTTATGATTAAATGTTTTGAACATCAAACATATCCAAAAGACAGAATTGAATGGATTATTATTGATGATGGAACTGACCCAATTGGAGATCTTGTAAAAGATATTCCACAAGTTAAATATTTTTATTATGAAGAAAAAATGCTTCTTGGAAAAAAAAGAAATTTAATACATACTAAATGTGCTGGTGATATAATTATATATATGGATGATGATGATTATTATCCACCTGAGCGTATTTCACATGCTGTTGAAACATTACAAAATAATCCAAATTTTTTGCTCGCTGGTTCCTCTGAAATGCATATTTACTTTGATTCAAGAAATGCTGTTTTTCAATGTGGACCATATAAGCCATATCATTCAACTGCAGCAACATTTGCATTTAAAAAAGAATTACTTTTACAAACTAAATATGATGATGAAATTGCTTTATCAGAAGAACAAAAATTTACAAAAGGATATACTATTCCTTTAATACAACTAAATTCATTAAAATCTATCTTAGTTTTTTCTCACAAACATAATTCTCTGAATAAAGAAAAATTACTTGAAAATCCAGAGCAAACAAAAACTATTCCTTCACATTATACAGTTGATGATTTTATTAAAGATCCAATTTTAAAACAATTCTATATGTATGATATGAATACTCTTTTAGAAAATTATGAACCTGGAAGGCCAGAAAATAAACCAAAATTACTTGAACAAATGAAAAAAATGGAAGAAGAACGCGCTAAACGTTTAGAAGATCATAATAAGATGTTACAAGCACAGCAGAAACTATTATCTTATTGTAATCCTGTAAATAGAGATATTGAAACTATCAGAAACGAATATGAAAAAAAAATATCAGATAAAAATCTTTTAATTTCTGAACTCCTTAAGAGAATTAAACAACTTACTTTAGAAGTTGATGAACTTCAAAAGTTTACGAAATCATCCAAATAATATATATTTTAAAATGATATAAAGCTATACCATATTATAATATATTACAAAGAAATGTACTACGACGACCTTTTAGAAACTGCTGTTAATGATGAAACATCTGTTGAGTTTGATTTAAGACAAAAAGCAGCAGCCGATACTGTCAAGAGATTAGATAAGAACTATGAGAAATTTAGCGTTCCATTTAATAATACTTGGACAGATGGAAAATATTACAAGAGAATCACGATTGAAAATTATGGTTCTGGCACACATGGAACAAGAATTAGAAATGCTGTTACTGGAGTATATTATGATTTCATTGTTGGAAGTGCTCATGAAGACATTTTGTTCAAGGTAACTGACGCAACTGGAAAAAATGGACGAAAGGATCCTCTAATGCTGTATTATGATTCAGCTGAGCAGTATGAGAATCATCATTTTACTTCAGTTTCTCCTGAAATTAAGCAAAAATGGTATAAACGATCTCTAGAAGCACAAAAGCATTTAAATTTGATTTAGAATAAACATAATTTATATAAATCTTTGGATATTTTAGAACTTGTAAAAATTATTAATAAAAATAAATTATTAATAATTTGATAATTAAAATACTCATTAATCATCCATATCATCATCAGATGTTACATCTTCCGTTACACTAGAATTTTCTTTTGTATATTTTTCTAGATATCTATATATTCTATTTATATCTAATTTAGATATATCATAATTTTCAAATAAAGCTAATATCTCATTATCGTTATATTTATTCTTCAAGTCTAAAAAGAAAGCAAACATATCCTTTTTATCCATAGATAATTCTTGACACAAATTTTGAATAAAAATAGAATTATTATATTCTGTTGAATATTTTGTTAGTACTTTGGTAAATCTTACTTCTGCTGGATTATATTTTTGTTTCTTTTTTGTAGCAAAAGTGTTATTATATATTTTATTATTTTTAAATGTTTTTATTAATGAACTCATCTCATTAAACTGCCATATCTGTTTTTGAAATGTTATACGATCTATATAATCTGCAAAACACATATTTTCCAATATATCCAAATAAAATGGAACTGATTCCTCTTTTTTAATTTTTTCCAATACATCTATTATATTTTCATGCCATAATAGTCCTACTATCGTTCTATCTGTTTCATTCATTATTGTCAAATGTTCTTCTATTGGATAATTATTATTGATTAGCTTTTTTGTTATCTTTCTTGTATCATCATTATATGATTTTGTCAAAAAAATATTTTTTATACTATTATTACTTAATATATTTTCATTATTTTTTGCTAATTGATAAATTGTATTTAACTTTCTTAGATCTGACTGAATATAATTTATTATATTAGTTTTTATTTCTTCATCTTTTAGTGTATTAAAAATTGGTATTAACTTTTCGGTTATTGATATTATTTGTTGATTTGTTGGAGATTTTAATTCTATAACATGACATACTTTCATTAGTTCTTTTATTTTTTTATCAATATGATAATTACCTATACAAATTATTGGATTTAATGTTGTTTCTTCTAATCTTTGTTTTTTTGTTTTCTTTGGTCTTATTATTTTTATTAACGAATTTATTCCTCCTTTATCACCATTATTCATACCATCAATTTCATCCATTATAATTGCTATTCGTTTTACTTTTTTATAAAACATACTCATGACATTTCTATCTGCCATATTATGTTTTGTTATTGTATCAATTATTGATTTATTTCTTATATCTCCTGCATCATACTTAATTATATCATAATCTAATTCTTTCAAAATATTTACAATAAATGTTGTCTTTCCTGAACCTGGATCACCATGTATATATAGACCTCGTTTTGTTGATAAATTATTTTTATTTAACTCAAAATCATTTAAAATATCTCTTATTTTCTTTGCTTCCTCGTTACGATTCAATAAAGTATTAATATTTAAGTTTTCCATCTTATATATCTAATCGTATTCTTTTTATGTTGATTTTTACTTAATCCTTGTTCTTCTAGAAAAATATTAATTATTTTTCTACATTTGGTTGATTGATTATCTATCGAATATGATTCTAAAAAATTTAGATAATTACCGTAAATACATTCTTTATAGTAATATTTTTTCATATTTAACCATCTTCTATAATTCTCAACTAACAAATTCTTAAACACAAAATCATTATCTTGTCTTACCATAGCACGTATATATTGTTCTATTTTTCTTTTATCAATATATTGTCTTATTAAATGATGCTCTTTCATATAATTTTCCTTTGTTAAAAACATAGTTACTGATTTTGGAATATAAGAATAAACTATAGCAACTAACACTTCTGGTAATTTATTTACATTTTTAAAAAAATCTTTAGGATTATTTGAAATGCCCATATAAATATATACTTATTTAATTTTAATATATTTATACTATTTATTATTAAGTATCGTCACTTGATTTATCACATGGATTTTTCACACCAGACGTAATACCATCCCATGTTATTTTACATGTATTAGCCCAATTATATTTAGCACAGTCACCATTATCACCTGTAAATGGTGCTTGATTAAAATTCATTGTATTTGGATTGCCATCACTAGGAATATTACATGTTCCTAAACTATGACTATTAAAACATGCTTCACCATTTCCTGACATATCAACCCAATAATCAGGACATTCTCCAACTACTGGAGGCCAGTTTTCTTCTGAAGTTGCTTTAGATAATGATATACCTATTACTACTAATATAACTATTAATAATATAGTTGCTATTGTTAGTACTATCTTTTGGAAATTCATTTCTATATAAAATAAATATATAATTTTTTTATGAATATATAATAATATGAATAGTTATAAAACTTCTAATGGACGTGTTGATATTATTAATAATTCCCTGAAGGGAGGACCCGACCTAACCAATTTATTTGCTATGTATGATAAAATACCAGCTAATCAATGTGCTACATTTAGGGAACCTACATTAGGTCAATGGGATGAAACTTCGTTATCTAAAGCTTATTTTTCTAAAGAAAATATACAGATCATTCAGAATGGAATTAGAGCAGGAGTTTATGAAAAATCTAACAAACAATATACTGTTGCTCCTCAAGATTGTGACGCACTTAAAATTATTATGAGAAGTATATTTTTACAACATGCTGCTAATCAACCTCATAATATTTCTGGACAAATTGAACAACTTAATAAAATTGTATTAGATTATTGTATTTTTCATGTATATTCTGAAGCACAAAGTTATATGAAATATTTACATGATGTTAGTACATTAGCTGTTCCAATGTCCACACCAATTCTTGAATCTCAAAAAGATAAAAATAATTATTTAATGCCAAAATGGTTTTAAGATATTGCCATATATACCATTATGGATAACAATGTTTTTGAACAGATAATTTATGATATTAGACATATGAAACAACTAACAACTGAACAAAAAATACTAACTTAATATATATTTTGTATTTCAATTTTTTTATTTTACTGTATAAATTAAATTAATATTTACAATAATATATTATTTAAATCATATATAAATATAATCAAGCTTTATGTGATGATTTCTTCTTAGGCTGAATAACAATCTCCTCTTCTTTAGATTTTTTAATAATCTTTTTTATTCCACCAGTTACTTTTGTAATAGTCTTTTTCTTCGCAACTTTAATTTCACCTATTTGGGCTTGTTCTCTTTCCTTTTGATATTCTTGATACTCATTCTCAAGAATCTCTAATTCTGATAACCACATTTCTTCAATCGTAGTTGCCTTAATACGACCAAGTTCATCTTCCTTATCTTGATGTTCTTTCAATAATTTTTCTACATTTTCTTCACATACAGAATCCATTGGCATTCTTACCAAATACTTGAATTCTTCATCATCATCAATATTATCATATTGCTTTTCTTCAAGCATATCAATAATTTCCTGCTTCTTCTTCTTTCTTAAATCAATTGTTCCTTCCAAAACTTCCTTGATATATTTTGCCTTATTTGATAGAATCATTATTTCCCTTTCCAGAGAATCAATCATATATTCTTTTCTATCTTCATAATATTCAAGACGAATCTGATAATAATCATCAATAATTTCTTCTACACTTTCATATTTTTTCAATTTATCTTCTGAATTAAATAAGTTCATATTTGTAGTTGAACTAGTAGAATATAGCTTCAATATTTTTTGTAATCCATTACATCCATGATCTCCCTTACTTGCTTCCAATTCCTCTAGTTTTCCCTTACTAAATGTAATAACAAATTCTACAGTTGTATCAGTGTAGTTCTCAAATACATCTTTTACAATAGGAACAATTTTCTTTCCTTCTTTATCTTTATCATTTTGTAGTTCACTCAATAATTCCTTAAAGTCTTCAGTCCAATATCCAACAGGTAATTCAGTTACTCTAATTTTATCAGTATCAATCTTTTCATATTTGCCCTTGAATACAAATTTGGTATCACTAACTTTTTCAATATCTCCGGTAAATCCATCATAATAAGGAAAGAACTCAATCTTATCATGTGTCACATCTTGTAATTTGTTTTTCAAATGAGCGATAATATCTCTCGGATTATAACACATAATTTCAGTACTGAAACCGGTACCAATACCTTTTGAACCATTAACTAAAACCATGGGAATAATTGGTACATAAAATTGTGGTTCTACTGGTGTACCATCATCATTCAAATATCTAAGAATTTTATCATCTTGTTCTGGAAAGATGAGTCTAGTGATTCTTTCAAGACGAGTAAAGATATATCTTGGACTAGAAGCATCTTGACCCCCTTTAATTCTTGAACCGAATTGACCAGAAGGATATAGCAAATTAATATTATTGGAACCTATAAAGTTTTGAGCCATTCCAACAATCGCCTTATTCAAACTTTCTTCACCATGATGATATGCTGAATTTTCTGAAACATATGCTGAAAACTGTGCAACCTTAGTTTCACTTGTTAAACGTCTTTTAAACGCACAATACAGAATCTTTCTCAAACTAGTCTTTAGACCATCCATCAAGTTTGGAATACTACGGTCACAATCATATTTAGAGAAATGAATCAATTCCTTGTTAATAAACTCTTCATAAGGAATCATTTGTTTGCTCGTATCAGCATAACTATTTCTATCATAAACTGTCTCTAACCATGTCTTTCTATCGTCCGCACGTTTCTTATTGAATACCATATCAATTGCGTCATCACTAGTCGCTCCAGTATGTTCAAAACCAACAAACTTCTTTTCTTCAAAATATTCTCTCCATTCTGTCTTTGAAGAAGTACCAAGACCCTTATAATATTTAATCGTCCATCCCTTTGATTCATTATCACTTTTCCATTGTTCATATTCACCTTCATTATAAAACTTCAGTTCTTGACTGCCTTTCTTTGCTTTCAAGATTGGAGTATTCATAAATCCGATAAATCCTGGAATATGAGTCAGAGAAGCCCATTCATTTTGAAACAAATTAATACATAATCCTTTGATATGAGAACCATCTAAATCTTGATCAGTCATAAATACTACTTTACTATATCGTAAATTTTTATGAACATCCTCAATCGTTTTATATTCCTTTCCTGTTTCTAAACCAAGAATCTTTTTGATTTCAGCAATTTCTTTATTTTCCGCTACTTTTTTAACTGCTTCACCTCTTACATTCATCACCTTACCCTTAAGAGGATAAACACCAATTGTATTTCTGTCTTCAGATGATAATCCAGAAATGACACCAGTTTTAGCTGAATCTCCCTCACAAAAGATAATCATACAATCTTTTGATTTTTCAGTTCCAGCCCAATTAGCGTCATCAAGCTTTGGAATACCACTTACTTTTTTACTCTTAGTACCATCTGTCTTTTTTGCTGCTTTATTTTCCTTTACTTCGGTAATAGCACAAGCCGCATCCATAACTCCCATCTTAGCTACTTTCTCAATGAATTTATCACTGATATCACATTTAGAACCAAACTTAGCCATAGGAGTATTCATAAAATCTTTCGTTTGACTATCAAATGCTGGATTCTCAATATCACAACGCAAGAACAAAATTAACTGTTCTTTTATTGAGTTAGGATTTACCTTTACCTTTTTCTTCTTCTCAATAAATTCAGTTAATTTTCTAGTAATTTGATTAAGAATATACTCAACATGTTTTCCACCTTTTGAGGTATAAATACCATTAACAAATGATACTTGAATAAACTCATTAGTTGGAGTTAATGCGACTGCATATTCCCAACGAGGATTTGCTTCCTCATATACTCTTGGAGATGTTGATTTTTCTCCAATGTATAAATTAATATATTGTTCAAAGTTTTTCGTCGGAATAATAGATGAATTATACTTCACCTTAATTGTTTTATCAGTGACTGCTGAGATATCATATACTCTCTTTTTTAATAGAGCGATCATATCTGGTGTTAAACCGTTAATTCCTAATCTCTGATAATCTGGTTTAAATGTAATTTTTGTATATGGTTTTGCTTTGGATGCTTTGGTAATTTTTGGAGGGCAAATTGTGTCAAGATTATCTTTGAATTCTTGAGTATATCTTAGTCCACGAATATGGTCTACTGTTTCAATAGAACCGTATGTTGACCAAATTAGTACAAGTTTAAATCCGAATCCATTCTTTCCGCCAACAATTTTCTTCTCTTCTTTATTGTAATTTGTTGAAGTTCTCAAATGTCCAAAGATTAATTCAGGAACCCAAGTCTTATATTCTGGATGTTGGACTACATCAATACCATTACCATCATTAATCATTACGATAGTGCCATCTTCTTGAATAGCAATATCAATATATGACACTGGTAATGAATTTTCAACATTCGCATCAATCTTGGATTGCATTCTGACTACATGGTCTCTACAATTTACAATGCCTTCATCAAAAAGCTTGAATAATCCAGGAATATAACTGATATTCTTTTCAATAATTTTATCACTTGCTTCATTCATAATCCACATATCAGCATCTACTGTTTCAACAGAACCGATATACGTATCTGGATTATCTAAAATATGTTGCTTATCAGTCTTTTGTTGGACGTCAAAATATAATTGTTCACTTGTATTATCGTCTGTAGCGCTCATTATCTCGTATATATACCTTAGACTATTGTATTTAAATTGTTTCAATTTTATTTATTGTTTTTATCAATAACTACTTGTTTAGCTACATTACTGATTATTTTATTTATATTTTTACTGCTTTCTTCTGCTGTAGACCCTGACATTGCATTACTAACAATTTTTAAATATAAATTATTCTTCTTTGAATCGGCATTTGTACAGTCAGGATTTTCATTCCTCCACTCTTTAATATTTTTAATATTTTCATTGGCAATAACTTTTATGGCTTTTGTTAGTATAGGTTTATCTTCATCTTCTTTAGTCCATTCATCATTATCTTTGATATAAATAACCTCTCTTTTTTGATCTGAGCAATGAATAGGTCTATCATGAATTTTGAGAGTTTTTAAGTTATTGAGAATAATATTAGAAACACCTTCTACATAACCTAGTCTTCCAGTTGCTTCTAAATCGGCTAATTGAGGTTTAATAGAACTAACAAAATCCCCGATATTCATAGCATCTTTGCAGGTTTCGTTCAAGAAAAATTGTAAGTTGAATGTTTTATTAAGAGAGTTATTATTATGTGATTGATTAGTGTTGTGAGTGCCATTTTTGATAACATCCATCAATTGGCTATTCTGTTTAACTAACATCATAATAAGCTCTTTGTCTGACATTGAATTTTTTATATTATCTTCTGATTCACTATCAGAATCGCTTTCACTTTCACTATAAATAACAGTATGACATTTCTTTTTATGTCTACAGTAACTTGATTGGTGTTTAAAGATAATATTACATTTGTGACAAGAATATTCTTTTTTAGCTGGAATTAGCTTGCCATTAGCTTTTTGATGTTTTGATGTCAATAAATGTTGAGTCCATGATGATTTTTTAGAGCATTTATAGTCACAGATATCGCAATAATATTTTTGAGGCATATTTTGAAAGTTTTCCATTAGCTATAATAAAGCTAAATAAAATATTCTTAAATAGTTTTCCAAAAAATGTTTAAAAATTATCGTCACACTTTTTTTCAACAAAAAAAGAAAATGAGAGCATTATGGTCACAAAGTGACTTCGACGTGTTTTTTTCAAAACTTTTTTTGATTTTTCAATTTTGGACATTTTTAAAAATGTCCATTTTCAATTCTGGCCCCGACTTTTTTTCGAAGATCTTCAAACAATATATATTATTTTTAAAGGCACTTAAAGACTCTTTAAATTACTTTTTAAATATATTATTTATTAATCGCTCTATTTACAAAATAATTATATCATCACATATTAGATATGACACGATATAACAACAACAGATTTACACCTGGAAATAAAGGAAACCTACGATTACTTATCAACAAAGCATTTATTAGACAATATTATAGAACTTTTAATACTAATCAACTCTTTGATAATATTAGTAATTCCGATGATATTACTGAAGGAACATTATGTGAATGTATACCACAACAAGCTAATGCTATTAAACAAGGGTATAACGATCCTTCACAAACCGAAAATACTCGTATAGCACAAGCTATTACCGGAACTTTAGGCGGAAGAACAACTTATGGAAATTTTTATAAACCTGTCACTCTTAATTATCTTGGAGGATGGGAAGGACAACCTGGAGGACTTCCCAGACCATTAAGAAATAGATTTTAAATGCGTTTTAAATATTATTATTTAGACAATTTTACTTTTTTTTCTTTAATTATTTTATAATGACTCAAACTATTGGTTCTCGTCGTCAAGTTTGGAATGGAACTGCCAAAAGAACATCCGGAGGTCTTACTAAATCTGACCTTATGATGTCTCATGGCCGTATTGTTTCTAAATCAAAACACTTTAGTGCAAAGAAGGAAATGCGATTATTAAAGTATGGTTATGGAACCCAAAAGGGTAAATTTGGTTATGTCAAAATTGGTACTAAGAAACACCGAAAGGGACATAAGAAACAGAGAGGTGGACATGTTAGTATTGTAAGTTCCCTTTCACCATCTGGTATTGATGGACAAGGAATAACTGATTACAGCTCAACCGGTTCAGTTGGTGTCCAAGAAGCTGCTGGTATGGCTGGTGGTCGACGCCGTAGACGCTCAATGAGTGGTGGTTCTGGTTTGAGAGCTATGGGAGAACCTGGTTCTGCTAACTGGAATGGTGATGGAATTGCGGGTGCTGGTATAACTGTTGGTGATGCTGGTTCTGCAAATCTTCAACTCTTAGCTGGAATGGCCGGAGGTAAAAGAAGACACCGAAAAATGCGTGGTGGAACTGGAAGTCAAGTTAATCGTTCTGCTTTGGGATGGTCTCCTTTAGAACAAGCCCTTAATGCATAAAATCTTAAAAATAATTTAGAAATTTTTATAAATCCTTAAATTATTTACTTTGATAACCAATCTGAACTAACAAACTTCTCAAATTTAATAAATTCAGATAATTGATTCGTAATATATTTCTCAAAAAACTGTTTAGATACAATTAAATTTACTTTTTGTTCTACTATTGATTTAGCATTAATATAATTCTTATATAACTGATACAAATCATCAAAACTAATTATATTAGCGGTTGGATTTAGTCCTATATCCTTTAGATTAAATTTATAATCATCTAAAAATGTGGTTATATCATCATGTTTAGACCACAAATTACATTTTATATTAGTTACATACTTATTATCAATTACTTCAACTTGAGGAGAATAATAGTGACAAATCATTTTAATCATATTCGTATCACTCATTTGACCTATTTTTTTATCATAATTTTTATATAATGTCATTAATTCATCTACTTCATATTCATCATCTACTATAGAATCATTTGTAATTGTAATATGCTTATCCCAAAAAGACAAAAATGAACTAACATTAGGTAAATATTTACTTGTAACATTTGTAAAAACAACATTTCCAGAATCATTTTTATGTTTTAGTTTAGTCATTAATGCTTCCTGTAATTGTTGTGAATAAATCATATTTGGAATATTTAAACTTGATAAATACAGTTTCCATATATAGTGCATATTTTTCCAACTTATTTCAGAATCATTAACCCCATCGTTTTCAACACTCTCAATACACTGTCCAATAAAATTACCCACAATTATATGTAGAGAATTTTGTACAAAATACAATACATAATTTTTAATTGCATCTTCATCCTTTGTATTCAAATAATTATCAGCACTACCATATCTTTCTGAGTAATGTGTAGCTACACAAAATAGATCAATACCAATATTATTCAATATCTCCTTAACAATATCCGTTGATAATGTGTTAGTTGTATCTGTTGTTTTAATTAAACGATATAAATTTAATTTGTGACTATCATGATATTTTGTAATAAAATTATTCATTATAGAATTACCAGTTGTAATATAAACAATAGAATCAACTAATGTAACAAATTTTTTTAGATTTGAACTAACAAAATACAACAAATTATCATTATTTTTTTTCAATATACAATCCCCAATAATTGTTAAAAAATATTTTGCCTCAGTCTTGGTTTGAAAGATAGTTTGTAGAAATCCGAGAACATTCTGAATAGTGTATGTTTCGGGTGTTGATTTAAATAAACTTCTTTCTTTGATTTTTTTAATAATGTTTTGCTTTGTTTTATGTTTCCATTGGATTAATTTACCTTCATCTGTAATAGTTGATAGTAATTGATAATGAATATCATCGTCCTTTATAATTTTATAAGTTTTCCCATCATATTCATAATAGATGCTGTTATATGGCATATAAAAATATTGATGTTTACTTAAAAATACCTTATAGAAATTATCTTGTTCAAGTGTTAGTTCATTAAATCTACTAACGCGCTCATCATACTTTTTATTTTCTTGTTCTAAAATATTAGGTAAATTAAATATATGATTTTCTAATCTTTGAAGCATATATGGATTATTCTTGTACTTAATATTCAATTCATTTATCAATTCAGCAATAGTATTTACTTTTTGTTCTTCCATTATTTAATATTTTTTTGTTAGTCTTTAAGTTACTTTAAAATAATATATTATTTTGTAATATTATGAAGACACGAAAACAATGCAAAATTAATTTAAGATATTTGCCAAAAAGATTAACGGCTAGAGATAAGAAAAAACAATCACAAATGTTATTAAAATCTAAAAAATTATATAGAAAAGGTAAATATTATACACGCAAACCTGTAAAATCATTTAAATCTAAAACATCATCTCATATTTTAAAAGCCAGAAAAGTTTATGGAGTTGAAAAAATTGGAGAAACAGATGAATTAGCAAGAAAATCAGGATGCTCAAAACATGCTTTAGCTAAAATTATAAATAAAGGCGCTGGAGCTTATTATTCATCTGGATCAAGACCAAATCAAACGGCACAATCATGGGGAGTAGCTCGTTTAGCTAGTGCATTAACATCTGGTAAAGCTGGAGCAGTAGATTATAATATTTTAATTCAAGGATGTAAACCTGGTTCAAAAGGATATAAAGCAGCTCAACTAGCTCGTAAAAAATATGGATATGGAAAACGAAGAGTTCCTAAAGTTAAATTAAATAATTAAATATAATAGTATATTTGTATAAATTGGTTCCTTTGAACCTATTTCTAAAAACGTTCCATTTATTTTATTATTTGTTAGTTTTCTAACAATTATATCTTGACTTGCTTGACTAAAAGTATTAATAATATATAAATAGTAACATTTATAATATTATTATTAATATGTATTAATTATTATTGAACATATTATTATTTTTAAAATAAAACAAATCTAAACTAAATAATATTATAATTAAATTAATATTTTAAAATTTTAATTATATTTAACAATTCTTAATTTAATTTGAAACATAAGTATTTAAAGAATTGCGTTTAAATGTATTTATAATGTCACAATTTATTAATATAAACGCATCAACAAATAATAACGTTCTAACTATTAAAACTGTACAAATCGCGCCGTTTCGCACTTTAATGACTGCTCTTAAAGATATTCTTTTAGAGACTAATATTTCTTTTCAACCAGATGGTATCAGGATTATTAACATGGATAAATCACATACTATTTTGGTTCATCTTTATTTAGCAGCTTCTAATTTTGAATTTTATGAATGTAAAAAAGAAAAAATTATTATTGGAGTTAATATGTTTCATCTATTTAAATTAATTAATTCAATTGATAATGATGATACTTTAACTATTTATATTGAAAATAACGATTATTATGATGGAATTGTTTCCCATTTAGCACTTAGATTTGAAAATGGTAATATTAAACAATGTAAAACTCAGAAACTAAAATTGATTGAACCAGAGCAAGATGAATTAGAAGTTCCTGATGTAAAGTTTTCATCAATTATTAATCTTCCATCAGCAGATTTCCAAAAGATTATTCGTGATTTATCAGGTATTTCTGATAAACTTGAAATTAAGTCAGTTGGAAATGAATTAATTTTTAAATGTCAAGGACAATTTGCTTCTGCTGAAATCCATCGCGCTGAAGCAGACGAATCTATGAAATTTATTTTAAAACAAGATTCATCTAAAGTTATTCAGGGAGAATTTTCTTTGAAAAATCTAGGATACTTTATTAAATGTACTAATTTATGTCCACAAATTGAAGTCTATCTTGAAAATGATTTGCCTTTAGTTGTGAAGTATAATGTAGCCAGTCTTGGTGAGATAAAATTAGGTCTCGTACCTCTCCCCTCTACATAATTCGTCATCTATTTTGTAATAAAATTGAAATTATTATAATTTAAACATAAATTATAAATTATAATATGCCTACTCGTTATACTTTAGAACAAGTTATCTCTATATTTGAGTCTAATAAATGTAGTTTATTAGATACAGAATATACCAATCAATTAGAACAACTAAATTATATTGCTACTTGTGGACACAAAAATAGTGTATCATTAAAAATGTTTTTAAGATGTAATGGTCTAAAATGTAAACAATGTGCATTAGGTATACCTACATTTCAAACAATTGCTAAAACATTTTCAGATAAAGGATGTGTTTTAAATATGACAGAAGAAGAATTTAATATTATTTATAATAATAATAATAATAAAAGTAAAATTAATTATATTGCTTCTTGTGGACATAATAACTCAGTTTGTTGGAAAAATTTTACTAGTTTGAATCAAGGTATTAATTGTCCTTTGTGTGTTAATAAAAATACTATACAGATTTTAAAAGAACTTAGTAGTGGAGAAAAAAAAAATAGATTAATAGAGCAAGAATACAAATGTATCCAATACTTTACAATAGTTATAAATCAAACTTTTCAAGTTAAGAAAACATTTGATGGTTGTAAGGCTGATATAGTTATAAAGCCAATAGATATAATAGAAGACTTATGGCTAGGAATCCAAGTAAAAAGCACTTATAAAAAAAGTGATAGAGAACAGTATCATTTTAGATTAAATGGAACTAATTATGATAATTATATTATTTTATGTATTTGTCTAGAAGATAAAAAAATGTGGTTAATACCTTATGAAGAAGTTAAAGGACAAAAAACCATTAAAATATCAGCAAAGTCTAAATATAATAATTTTGAAGTATCTACTGACAATGTTTATAATAAATTAACAAACTTTTATGAAATTACACCTAAATTTCAATTTGACACAATAAATATTCCTACAAGTAATACACAAAAACAAGAACAACAATATAGAAAATTAAGAGAAGACAAACTTAATTTTATTGAATTTACTTATCCTGGGTTTGAAGGAACTGTATATGATTTTAAAATTTTTTATAAAAAATTTCAAGAAAAAGTAGGATTTATTTGTAGAGATAATCCTAATTCATTTGGGTTTTCAATAAACAAAAGTGATGGCAAAAAATCTAATTGTTCTTATAAAATTGGTGATAATGATTTCTATTGGCTACATTGTAAAAATACTAGCAGATTTTATGTGATACCAGAATCACTTCTTATTGAAAAAGGATTTATTGGAGATAAATGTAAACAACATTTATATATTTCGCCAACTAACATAAACACAAAATGGACAGATGAGTATTTATTTGATTATGACGATGTAGATAAAGAACGATTATTAGAATTATTACAAATTTAGATATTCTTCTACCTAAATATTTATCAAGTTTTATAATTATAAAAAATATATTATAATTATAATATAATGTCTAGTTACTCAAATTATTTAGGTGCTAAAAAATGTTGTGCTAACAATTTAGCTAAAACTATTACTGGACCTCAAGGACCTAAAGGTACTCAAGGATCTATTGGACCATACGGTCAACAAGGTGCTACTGGAAGTCAAGGATTAAGAGGTGCTACTGGTCCATGTTGTAGAGGACCACCTGGATTCACCGGTACACAAGGTTCTACTGGGGCACAAGGTCCGTTCGGTGGACCACCTGGTGATACTGGAAGTCAAGGAGCAACTGGTTTACAAGGAAACACAGGAGCTCAAGGAGC